CGGGGTGGTAGTTGCCCACCCCACCTCCGGAACACACCACTCCGGCCATCCCTCTCAGCAGGAATTGCGGCAGAGTGCCGATGACACGGAGGACGAGGACGAGGAGGACGAGGAAGACACCGAGGAAAGTGTTGACCTGTCGGAAATCCCCCTGGGTGAGATGAGCTTTGACCAGCTCAATGAGTACGCCGACCAGCTGGAACTGGACCACGATGGCATCCGCTCCAAGAAGGAGCTGCGTGCCCTCATCCGGGAACACCTGAAGAAGTAAGGGAGGCAACATCATGAGCAGCATGGAAGAACTCAAAATTGTTCTCAGGGAGGCTGATGTGCCGTTCTTCACCGATGAACAGCTGAATTTCTACCTCAAAGAGAATGGCGGGGACTACAATGCCACGGCATACCAGTGTCTGCTCATCAAAGCTGAGGACACCACCCTCTCAGTTTCCGGCCTCAGTGCCGGGGACAGCTCCAAGTATTTCCGCAGACTTGCGGCAAAGTATCGGCCTCACAACTCTGGCGTGCTCCAAGGAGGTTATTGATGTGGATGCTGTATCTTTTCAGTTGAACAAGGTGCGCCGCCTCATCCATACTCAGGGAAAACCTTTCAGTTTCAAAAGACAAAGAGCAAATGATTTTGGTGAACCCAACGGACAGACCGAATCTGTTGATATTGTAGGGGTATATCACGAAACCACAAGTTTTTTGTCCAAGACATCAACTGAATCCACCACAATCCGGCAAAAACCTTCTCCCATGATTTTGTGTCTATGGGAAGATGCCCAGAAAATCCTCCACACTGATGAGCTTCCCTTCAATGGGAAAACTTACAAGGTGGGAGAGGTCAAGAACATTTCTGAGGCCAACATTGTAGGTGACATTTCTCTTGAGGAGGTACAGACCGATGGCCAAAGGGTTTCGACTTGACATCAGCAAATTGGCCAATGGCCTCATTGGGGCTCAGGACAAAGCTGATTTGGCCATTCGTATGTACGCCGAACAAGGAGCACGCCAGCTTGAGAACTTCGCAAAAGAAAACCGCCGTTGGACAGACCGAACTGGGCATGCCCGGCAGAGGCTCAATGGATATGTAGGAAAGTCTGAGAAGGGCTACAGAATTTATTTGGCCCATGGAGTTGACTACGGTATCTGGTTGGAACTGGCCAACGAAAAACGCTTCAGTATCATTCCCCAGGCTATCGAATATGTGGGTACATTTGAGATTATGCCTGGGTTTGAAAGACTTATGGAAAGGTTGGGGAAGGTATGAGCCAGTGGCAGAACATCTACAAGCATCTGAAGGCAAACGGACTGGATGTGTACAGCCCCGGTCAGCACAAGGGTGAATGCACAAGCCCGTATGTTGTTCTGAAGGATGCCGGCTTGAATCCTCTCTCCAACTTTTCCAGCTCCCAAGCTCTGTACGATGTAATGTGTTATGTACCCAAAGACCAGTTCAGCACCCTTGAACCCTATGTGGAGAAGGTAAAGGAGGCCATGACAGGGTTGTACCCGGCCATCATCCCGGTTTACTTCCAGACAGCCTCCTTCCTGGATGACACGGTCAAAGGGCACATGATTAGTGTACAGTACAGAAACAATCGTAAAAATTAACAAGGAGGTATATAACAATGGCTGTTACTCCCAAAGCAATCACTGAAATCCCGACCATTGATGTAGTCATGGTTGTGGTTGAGACTGCCACCAAGTCCTATGCTCTGGACACGGCCTCTCAGATTGGGGTTGAGCCCCAGATTGAAGAGGAAGATGCGGTCAAGCTGGTTATCAAGGGCAAGCTGAAGGCTCAGAAGACCGCAGTGAGCACTATCACTGGCAACCAGATTACTTTGACCGACAATGTGTTTGCTCCTGAGCTGGTCAAAATCCTGCAGGGCGGCACTATCAAGTACTGGACCAGTGCTGAGAAAACCACTGAGGGCACTGAGGAAACCACTTTTGGTGTAAGTTCCTATATGCCGCCCACTGTCGGCAGCGGGGAGAAGGGTGAGGTGTTCAAGCTCCATGCCTACTCTGCTCAGTATGACGCCAGTGGTCAGATTGTTCAGTATGAACAGATTACCTACCCCAACTGCCAGGGTGTTCCTGTGGCATTTGGCTCTGAGGATGGAGCTTTCCGTGCTCCTGAGTATACTATCAACTCTGCACCCAAGAAGGATGAAGCCCCGTATGAAATCCATTATGTGCAGACTTTGCCCAGCGTGAGCTGATAACAAGAAGGAGGAAAAGGCAATATGTATAATCAGAATGGGTTGGTTGTCACCCCTATTGATGACCTTGTAAAAGCAAGTCAAGGCACACTTGTTGAGCTGCCCCCGTTTGCTGAGGGCCAGCCTTTTGTGGCCCGTCTGAAGCGACCTTCTATGCTGGCTCTTGTACGGGCTGGTAAAATCCCCAACGCTCTCATCGCCACAGCCAGTGAGCTGTTCGCCAAGGGAGGTTTTGACACTGAAGATGACCACGCCATGAGCAACTTGTTCGGTGTTCTGGATGCTATCTGCGAAGCTTGCTTTGTTGAGCCCACTTATGCTCAGCTGAAGGAGGCTGGTGTCGCTCTCACGGATGACCAGCTGATGTTTGTGTTCAACTACACTCAGAGGGGGGTAACTGCCCTGGGCAGCTTTCATAGTCAGCTCAAGGGTGATGGAACTTCTGAGAATGAGCAGCCTGTACAACAGGACGCCCAGTGAACTCCTGTTCATTGAAGATGAGTACACGGGTTATTGCCTGAACGAAGCCTGTGCATACATACAAGCAAGAATTGAATCTGGGGATAGTCCCAGGTTCAAGACCAAATACAAGAGCTTTGCTGAGATGTATGATAGCTACAAGAGGAGGTGAGCCCGTTGTCAATCGATGTAGGTAAAGCAATAGGATATCTTGACTTAGATACTTCTGGTTTTAAAAGAGGATTTAAGTCAGCTTTACAAGATCTTAGAGCATTCAATGACAGCTCAGCAACAACACAAACAAAAGTTGGTTCACTTGGCTCAGCATTCAAGAGTATTGGGTCATCTATGACCAAATACCTCACTGTCCCTATTGCTGGAGCAGGTGCCGCAGTTGTAGGCGTAGCAGCCAAGTTTGAGAGCGCTATGTCTGAGGTGGCAGCTATCTCCGGTGCTACTGGAGAAGACTTTCAAGCTCTAACAGATAAAGCAAAAGAAATGGGTGCAACCACCAAGTTTAGTGCCAGTGAATCCGCTGCGGCCCTGAAATACATGGCAATGGCGGGTTGGGACACTAATGATATGCTGAATGGCTTAGACGGTGTTATGCAGCTTGCTGCAGCCTCTGGTGAAGACTTGGCCAGCACCTCTGATATTGTTACAGACGCAATGACCGCTTTTGGGCTGTCTGCAGACCAGTCCACTCGTTTTGCGGATGTTTTGGCTCAGACAGCCAACCGCTCCAATACGAGTGTGGCCCTGATGGGTGAGACATTCAAGTATGTGGCTCCTGTTGCTGGTGCGCTGGGGTACAGCATTGAAGATGCTTCTGTTGCTATTGGTCTTATGGCCAACTCTGGTATCAAAGGCTCTCAAGCTGGTACATCTTTGAAGAACGTTTTGACCAACCTTGCCAAGCCTACTGACCAAGTTCAGGCCTACATGGACAAGCTGAACATATCCTTGACTGACTCAGCCGGGAATGTAAAACCTCTCAATAAGCTTTTGAATGAGATGAGAGATGGGTTCAACGGTTTGACAGAAGCGGAAAAGGCTGAGTATGCAGCGGGTATTGCTGGCAAGGAAGGCATGTCTGGCCTATTGGCTATTGTAAATGCGTCTCAGACGGATTTTGATAACCTGACTGAGTCCATCAATAACTCCAGCGGAGCAGCCAAAAATGTGTCCGACGTTATGATGGATAACCTGGGCGGTCAGTTGACTATTCTCAAGTCCACACTAGAGAGTATTGCAATCAGCTTTGGCGATATCTTATTACCAGTAGTAAAAAAAGTTGTTTCCAAGCTACAAGAATTCGCCGATAAAATCAATAACCTAGATGAGAGTCAAAAACAAACAATTGTTAGGATAGTAGAAGTTGTTGCTTCTATTGGCCCGGTTTTACTCGTTCTTGGAAAGCTTTTTACAGCAGTTAGCTCTGTTATGAATATAGCAAGTACAGCTAAAACCGTATTCAGTACTCTTGGAACAGTTATTTCTGGCATTGGTGCTCCCATACTTGCTATTATTGCTGTAATTGGTACTCTTGTTGCTGCTTTTAAGCACCTATGGGATACTAATGAGGAGTTTAGAGCCAGCATAACTGCTATTTGGGATGGTATAAAGACAAAATTCGAAGAGTTTGGACAAGGAATTGTTGATAGACTCAATGAACTTGGATTCAGCTTCAAGGACATAACAGAAGTTCTAAGTGCAATTTGGAATGGGTTTTGTGATGCTCTTGCTCCTGTATTTGAAGCAGCATTCGGCGTAATTTCTTCAGTACTTGGAACTGTACTAGATGTTCTTACAGGGTTATTTGATGTTTTTGCTGGTATCTTTACTGGTGACTGGAATCGTGTATGGAACGGTATTAAAGAGGTATTCTCCGGAATTTGGAACGGTATTAAAGGGATATTCTCTTCTGTACTTGGAGCCATCAAGGGTGTTGTAAATACATTTTTGGGGTGGTTTGGTACAAGTTGGGACACTCTCTGGACAGACGTAAAAAACTTTTTTTCCAACACATGGGATTCAATAGTTTCTGGAATATCCTCTGCTGTAAGCAAGGTAATCGATGCTGTAAAAAATCTTGCTACTGGGATATGGGATACAATAAAATCTCTTCCCGGTAAAATGCTTGACATCGGTAAAAATATTGTAGAAGGGATTTGGAAAGGGATAAGCGGAGCTGCATCTTGGTTATGGGATAAAATAACAGGGTTTGCTAGCGATATCCTTGGAGGGTTTAAATCAATATTCGGTATACACAGTCCATCAACAGAAATGGAAGAGCAAGGAAAGTATCTTATGCTTGGGCTAGCAAATGGGATAAGTTACTACTCTAAGAAGGTACAAGGCTCAATACAGCATGTTGCGGATAGCGTGAATGAGACCCTATCAAAAGCCCTAGACATAAATAAAAGTATTGACCTTGATGTGTCAAGCAATCTTTTCTCAGCTGTAAAAAGTCCTTACACACAGTCCTGTAAAAGCCCTATTGTACAGAAACCAGAATCCGTAGAATACAACTACACCTTCAACAGTCCTGTTGCAGTTACTCCTACAGTTGCAGCAAAACTCATGAAACAAACAGCCCAGCAAATCTCTATGAGTATCAAGTAAAGGAGGATGAGCCATGATTGAATCCTTGGTACTGACAAACACAGTTACTCTCCAGTCCGTGTTACTTGACAAGGACAACAGCGAGCTTATCCTTGACGAAGCAGACCTTGGGACTGTGGAAGGCACACATCACAGCTACAAATACCTGAGTCAGGTTGGTGTTTACATCGACAGTACAACCCTTGAACAGAGGACTGTGTCAATCAGCGGTTGGGTAATTGGAGACACCTATGATGAGCTGAAAGCAAACAAAGAGCTTTTGAATCGTTTGGTGAATCCTTTACACACAATTGATGCAGTAATTCAAGAGGGGTACAAGCTGACCTTCAAGCCCGACTACTCTGTAAAGTATTCTGTATCCTATGAGGAGAACAATGAGGTTTTGTGCAAGTTCCTGATTCAAGGGACTTGCGCTGACCCGATGTTTACCACAAAAGACAAACAGTCTGCTCTGATTGCATCTATTATCCCCAAGTTTCGATTCCCTTTGATTATCCCCAAGAACACTGGAATCCTTATGGGATTGCGTGAACCCTCTTTGTTGGCCACACTCAACAATGGGGGGGACATTGATACAGGGTTGTACATCACATTTTCTTGTACAAGTACTGTAGTCAATCCCAGCTTGTTGAATGTAGACACAAGAGAGTTTATCAAGGTAAACAAAACCATGTCTGCTGGTGAACAGATAATTATTTCTACGGGAAGTGGTAAGAAATACATAAAAGGGGTAGTCAAAAGCACAGAATTCAACTACTTCAAATACATGGACTTTGATTCCACTTGGCTTCAGCTACATACCGGGGAGAACACTCTCAAATACGATGCTGATGAGAATGTGGACGGGCTTGAAGTTCTCATTTCTTTCTTTCCCAAATATCTGGAGGTGCAGTGATGGGGCTTGATTTATACGTATTTGACAGCTCCATCACCCCTCTTGGGGTTATTGATGTTGTCACAGGGTTGACCTGGCTGGAAAAATTTTCTGACGCAGGAAATTTTGAGCTGTGGTGTCCCTTAAATGACCAAAATGCAGAGCTGCTGAAGGAGGACAATCTGCTCTGGATTGGTGGTGAATCCGCTGGGGTAGTTGAATTCAAAGAGCTAACCAATGATGGGGAAGGTACAAAAACCATTCACATACAGGGAAGATTGGCTGAGAGTTACCTGGACTACAGAACAATCTATCCAACTGTGATTATGACAGGAAAAATCAGTGACATACTTCGCAAACATGTGAATGACAATCTGATAAGCCCAACAGACATAACCCGAAAAATCCCTTTGATTGAACTGGCTTCTGACCAAGTTGCTTATGGGCAATCGGTTTCTTATCAGAAAACAGGTGATACGGTTCTACTGGAATCCTCAAAGCTATGTGAGGCCAATTCTCTGGGGTTCAGGCTTCAGTTTTTTCCCAGACAGACCAAGTTTGTTTTCCGTGTGTATCAAGGTACAGACAGAACATTAGACCAATCTGAGGTCAACCCGGTATTGTTCTCCTCCGACCTTGATGACATACTTGAATCTAGCTACTCACACAACAAATCTGAGCTGAGAAATTTTGCTTATGTAGCAGGCGAAGACAGTGGAACATCACGAAAAATTCAAACTGTAGGTTCAACAACAGGGCTTTCTCGGAGAGAACTGTTTGTTGATGCAAGAGACTTGCAGAGTGAGAAAACGGATGGGATTGCGATACCAGAAACTGAGTACAACTCTATGCTGGTTGAGCGTGGAAAAACCTCCTTGGAGGATTACAAAGACATTGAGTCATTCTCTGCTACTCTGAGAACATTTGGTGTTACCGGGTATGTGTATGGGGTTGACTTCTTCTTGGGAGACAAAGTCACTGTGTATGATGGCAGGCTCAAGGTGAGAACAAATGCTGTCATTACAGGGGTGATGAAAACCTTTGATGGAGACGGAGAACGGCTGGACATAACCTTTGGATATGAACAGCCAACCCTTGCAAATAAGTTGAAAAGGAGGACATAACAATGGCATATACAAGTGGGTTTTTTGATGCTATAGACCAAGGCGGTGGAAATTATGACCGAGTTTATAGGGCATCATCCTTTGCTCACTATTTCAGTCTGTTGGTGAGAAATGGTGTTTTCCCTGACCCATCTACAGGTATGCAGGTGAAAGCATCTCCCAACCCAGATATGAGCGTGAGCATTCAACCTGGCAGTGGATGGGTGAACGGGTACTATATCACAGTAGACAGCAACAAGCCCGAGAAGTTGACTATCTCTACCGCAAATCCCAGTTTGTCCCGTATTGATTCCGTCATCATGGGTCTGAACTATGTTGACCGTGAGATTCAGCTGTATATCAAGTCTGGTGCAGTTTCAGCTAGCCCGTCTGCGGTTTCTCTTCAGAGAGACAACGACCTGTATGAGCTGGAATTGGCACAGATTACAGTTGGTGCTGGCGTAGCATCCATTCCCCAGGCTAACATCACCGATATGCGTCAAAACACTTCCCGTTGCGGTATTGTTGCTGGTACAATTGACCAAATTGACACCACAGACTTATTTGCTCAGTACAATGACGCATTCCAAACCTGGTTTGACAACATCAAATCTCAGCTTTCTGGGGATGTGGCTGCAAACCTACAGAATCAAATTAACGATAAAGCCCCAAAAAACCATAAAAGTACAACAACTGAATATGGGGGGGCATCAAGCACAGAGTATGGTCACGTAAAATTGACAGATACAGTAACCGCTGAACAGGTTGATTCGAGTAAAGGAATCGCAGTCACACCAAAATATGCCCTGACTCTGGCTGGGAAGTATGCACCGAAAAACCATGCAACAACAGGGAGTTTATACGGGCTGGGGGATAACTCAAGGTATGGACACGTAAAGCTATCCAAGTCCATCAACAGCTCCCTGGGCTTGTCCGACGGCACGGCTGCGACGCCAAGCGCGGTCAAGGAAGCATATGACCTGGCAAATACGGCAATCAAGATGCTGGGCGAACGGAGGATACAGTGCGGCTGGGCTGGGGTTGATTTTAAAAGCACCAGCCAGACGGACACAAGAATTGATTTCCCAGAGCCTTTTAACGATTCCTCCCCGGTCGTGATTATCGGACAGCCGTTCAACGGCGTGGTCTGCACGGTGTTCAATTACGCGGTAGACGACTATGGCTTCACCGTCAACGTCCCCGCCGTCGGCTCCGCGACGCTATCTACGCGGGCGCTTGCATGGATTGCAATCGGCAAGGCGTGAGGGGGTACTGTTTGTTAAGTTAATCAGTAGACCATACATGATACAAGGAGGTAACGACATATGAAACGGAACTGGAAAGTATGGGCAAGGGCTGCATTGGTACGGGCCGGGAAGACGGTATGCCAGACGGCGGTAGCGCTCATTCCGGCGGCGGCGATGATTACGGACGTGGATTGGGTCACGGTGGCCGGGACGGCGGCACTGGCGGGCGTGGTGAGTCTGCTGACGTCGGTCGCTGGGCTGCCGGAGGTGAATGCAGATGCGACTTGAGACAAAGTATCTGACGCGGAATCCATATTTCCGGGACGGGCGGTGGATTACCGGCAGTGCCTTCCGGGGGTTCTTCCTCCACTCTGTCGGCGTGGGACAGCCGGACCCACTGGTCTTTATCCGGCAGTGGGACAAGGCAAGCTTCACCTATGCGGGAATCAACGGATTCATTGGAGCCGACACCGTCTACCTCACCGCTCCCTGCCTGGAGACCCCGGGCCGGGTCAAGCGCATGCCCCACGCCGGGAAGCCTGCCGGGAACAATGGGTACATTGGCTTTGAGATGTGCGAACCGGGGCAGATTCGCTATACCGGCGGCGCAAGCTTTACCGTGCGAGACAAGGCTGCGGCCCAGGCGTATTGCCGCAAAACCTACGCAAACGCCGTGCAGCTATTTGCACGGTTGTGCAGCTTCCATGGAAAGAACCCGCTGCAGGATGGCGTGATTCTGAGCCATAATGAAGGCGGAAAACGTGGTATTGCCAGCGGCCACGTAGACCCGGAGCACTTGTGGCGCGGGCTGGGCCTGCCGTATACGATGGCAGGGTTCCGGCAGGATGTTGTAAAAGCTATGAGACCAAAGGAGGAAATCGACATGACAAAAGCAGAAGTAATTGCGCTGATCGACGAGCGCATCCATGTGGCCCTGGAGGGCAAGAACATTGCGGCGAGCGATTGGGCCAAGGACGAACTCGCCCGGGCTGTCGCTGCGGGAATTACCGATGGTACCCGCCCTGGTGGGTATGCCAAGCGCGAGGAGGTCGCAGCGATGGTGCTGCGGGGACAAAAAGGTTAATGAATGGATTATGTACTGTTTATCTGTAGCATAGTAGCTTGTTTAATCGGAGTTTTGACCTTTGTAGTTGGTATGAATGGTAGAGCCAAAAATGACGGTGTAGTTGTTCAAAAGATTAACCAAGCAATAGAAGGAATTGAAGAGCTTAAATCTGATGTAAAGGGGTTAAGCTCTAGCCAACAATCTCTTGCACTACTTGTAAACTCTCACGAAGAACAAATTAAAACATTGTTCAATATGGTACATTCATCTGATGTGAATACACAAGCTCTAATCACTATAATGGAAACTTTAAATCATACAGGGAACAGAGGTGTATAGTAATGAATCCTGGTACTCCGATTGAGGAACTGGATGCACTCTGCAAAGAAGAAGACGCACTTGATCAAAGTGTAGCATTAAACAGAATTGTTATGACTATGCTGGAATCTAAGAGACGAGAAGATTTTTGGTTAAAAATCATTCTTATCATTAGTCTTTTGGTCAATATTGTAATCGCAGGAATTTTCACTTGTTATGAGAATCAATGGCAGTACACTACAACTACCACAACAGTAACTCAAGATACAGGAGAGGGATCGGGCAATAATGTGTATCAAGCTGGCAAAAACGCCGACTACATCCAAGGAGACTCTGAGGAGGTAACACCAAATGGCGAAACAAACAGTAACAGTAACTACAGTGACGAGAACACGGATACCCAGCAGTAAATCTACTGGAGCAACAATAACTCATTCTAACCCATCAGGCAAGACAAGTATCGGTTCAAGCCATGGTAAAGGACAATCTCGTTGTCCTACTTGTGGGAGGTACAGATCAAAATAAGGGGTGTATAAGTTGAGCAGTCATCTTGATACCAGAAGAAAGCTCAAGGATATCCCTGATGTATCCCGATTTGATGACCTGCTAGAACGGTCAACATTGACTGATGAAGACAAGGAAATCTTGCGTTTGCACTACCTCAAGGGAAAAGACTTCAGATACATTGGAGACACCCTGGGTTACGCGGAAATCACAATCAAGAAACGACACGCAAAAGCACTTTCTAAACTGAATAAGCTCTTTTGAAGGAGCCCCTGCACTGCTACGGCGGTGTAGGGGTTTCTTTTATCTTTTGTGTATACTTTCGGTATGCTTTCTGTATACTTCACCATCTTGTCGGTATAGTATAATTGAATTGTAAGGGGGATGAGCCTTACAATTCAATTATAGGAGGTAAAGCATCATGTATGGTCAACCGACCTATTACCCCAACCCGGTTATGCAGACTGCTCAGCAAAGGCTCCAAATGATGGAAGCCCAATATCCACAATTTGCTGCCAACCCTGCTATGAGCTACTCTCAGCCTGGGAATTATACACCCAACTCTCAGCAAACAGCTCCTGCTGCTCCTATCCTCAAAGGACGGCCTGTTTCAAATGAGGAAGAGGCAAATGCTGCTATGATTGATTTTGATGGGTCATTGTTTGTGTTTCCGGACAAGGCTCATGGTAAAATCTACACCAAACAGCTGGGGCTTGATGGGAACATCATTTTTCTGAAATACGCTATGGAATCCGGGGCCCAGCCCGGAAATGGCCAGAATGCCACTTCTGCTGTGGTCAGTGGCCAGGATATGAGTGAGTATGTGAAGAGGTCTGACCTGGACCAGAAACTGGCAGAAATCCACCAGAGATTCAATAGACTGGAACAAAGACTGCCCCTGAGCAATGGAGGAACAAGCAAAGGAGGTAACAAAGGATGAACTTCAACCCGATGCAGATGATGGGTATGCTAATGAACGGGGGCAAAGGCTTGAACCCTATGAACCTCATGATGAACCAGCTGAACACAAATCCGATGTTCAGACAGGCTCAGCAGATGGCTCAGGGAAAGTCCCCGGAAGAACTGAAGCAAACCTGCGAAAACCTCTGTAAACAGCGTGGCATCAGCTTTGATGATGCTTGGGCTCAGTTTCAATCCCAGTTCCCTGGGTTGAAATAAATCTATTACAAGGAGGACAACAATATGGGTATGGAATCTGGTAGCGGTCTGTCTGTGGCTGATGCTCTGGCTCTCCAGAACAGAGACAACGATGGAATGTTTGGAGGTGCAGGTGGTACCTGGGTTTGGGTATTCTTCCTGTTCTTCCTGCTTGCCTGGGGTGGCGGCGGCTTCGGTTTTGGCAATAATGCAGCTTCTCAGGGTGCTCTGACCCGTGCTGAGCTGTACGATGGTCTGAACACTCAGGGTCTGGAAAACGGCATCCGCAATGTTCAGAACGGTCTCTGCGATGGTTTCTATGCTATGAACACCGCCATGCTGCAGGGCATGAACGGGATTCAGAACCAGCTGTGCCAGGGCTTCAACGGTGTGAACAGCAACATCACTGAGAGCCGTTTTGCCACTCAGCAGTGCTGCTGCGAAACCAACCGCAACATTGATGCAGTCCGCTATGAGAATGCACGCAATACCTGCGACATTGTCAATGCCATCAAGGCTGACGGTGATGCCACCCGTGCTCTGATGACTCAGAACACCATTCAGGAGCTGCGTGACAACCTTCAGGCGGCTCAGCTCCAGCTGGGCAACATCTCTCAGACGCAGACCATCATCAATGCGGTGCGCCCCTTCCCCATTCCCAGCTATGTCACTTGCAGTCCCTATACTGCAGCGAATGGCTATGGGGTTTGTGGTTGCGGCAACGGCTGCGGCTGCTAACATCTGAACACTGGCATATATTTATGCCCAACTTGAAGGGGAGGGCACACCGCTCTCCCCTTCTATCTATGAAAGGAGCTTTTGTATGAATAATCAGTATGCAAAATCTTGTATCCGGGTATACAACAACACCGCTCAGGCTTTCACGGCTGCTCTGACCCCTCTGAACCTGGAAGGAACTCCTGTTGTAAACAGCGGGTGTTCTCTGACCCTGAACACGGCCAGTATCCGGGTTAACAAATCTGGCCTGTACCATATTTCCGCTGATGTCACCTACACTCCCACCGCTGCGGGCGTAGCCATTCTTCAGCTGTACAAAGATGGGGTTGCCCTTCCCTGCGCTATTGCTCAGCAAACCGTAGCTGCTGGGGATGTGTATACAAGTCACATCGAAACTGACCTGTGCCTGACTACCTGCTGCGTAAATAGACCTCTCATCACCTTGGACATCAGCGGTGTTGCTGGTACGGTGAACCATACTTGTGTGGGGGCTGTGAAGCTGGCATGAACAATCAAGGGGAACAGTTCTCAATCCTGGATGCAATAGCAATTGTATCTTTTCTTGTTGGGTTGGCCAACTATTCTGAGAATGTGGGTCAAAGTCAACTACAAGAAACTGTAAATGAGGCTGTACTGAACATACACAGTCACCTCAAAGAACAAGATGAGAAATTGAACTTTCTCCTGAACAAACTACAAGAAAAGGAGGACTGAAAGTGGCAAAGTCCAAGTCCATATTCATGGATTATGAGCCCAAAGACTGTAAAGAAGTCTTCAGTGTAATCAATGCCCGGCAAATCACAGCTCTGATGTTCCATAATGAGATGGCTGATTTGTTTGACTTTCTGGGCTTGAGAGGGTTCAAGCGAATGCATGAGTATCAGTATTTTTCAGAATCTGCTGAACATCGTGCTCTAAAGAGATACTATCTCAACCATCACGGTATGCTTCTGCCTGATGAGGAGATTGACCCTGTGGATGTCATCCCGGATGACTGGTATCAGTACAACCGAATGGATGTCACCCCAGCTGTACGCAAACAGGCTGTTCAGAAAGCAATGGAGCAATACAAGGAATGGGAATGTGGTACAAAGGAGCTCTATGAAAAGTGTGCTGCATACCTGATGGCATGGCAGAAGATTGCAGACTTCAACAAAGTGAATGAGCTTGTAAAGGATGTTGACACTGAACTCAAGTATCTGGAACGGCTCTGCCTTGAACTGAAGTCTGTTGAGTACAGCTCTGATTACATTGCTGTACTTCAGGACAGCTACCACGAGAAATACAAGGAAAAGCTCAAAGACATAGGAGTCAGCATTTGTTGAAACAACCCCAACTGTTTATGAAGGTTGGACCAAACAAGTATGTTCCCGTGGAGCGTCCTTGGCCTGACCATGACATCTATGCATGGGATGATTCTCTTCAGCGCATTATTCTCAAAGAGAGGGTTCAGCAGACCCGCTAATGAGGTGCCCCCCGGTTTCAGGCTGGGGGCACTTCTTCATCGTAGGATGGCCGCAGTGGTGTTTTAGTCCGGGGGTGGTAGTTATACACCCACCCTCTTTCCGTGAGGAAATAGGCTGAGAGGATTGCCAGGCTTTCGCGAATCCGGGCCGGGGGCAGGTTTCTCTCCTACTCCCGGCCCGGTATCGGCCTATTAGAGCACCCGGCAGCGGGTGAGCTCAGTCTGCATAATGCCCTTGTATTCATTATGCCCTTTGATTGTTCCTTTCAGGGACACCCGGTCATTGGCAGAAATCTCTTCAGAACTCCCCAGCCACTTCCCGGTTTTCCAGGTGAAGATGGTTCCATCAGGAGCAGTGAGCTTGTACAAGTAGGTATACCCAAACTGGGTGTCCCATCCTGTCAAAAGGCGAACACTGAGGTCATGAAGCTCAATGCGGTCACCCTCAGCCCCAACCCATACAGACTTCTCCTCAGCTTTGTGGGTAAACTCCTGACGGGCTTTGCGCTCCATCTCACGGTTGTACACCGCAACAGCAGAGCAAATCAAACCAAAATCCCGGCCCTCACAAAACTCCTTATGGCAAACAGCCTTCAGGTTGGTATTGTAGCCAAACTTATCAGCCAGAGAGGGAACCCAAGTCAAAATCTGCTCAACACGCTCCTTATTGCCACGGTGGTCAACATCAAAGCCATCCTCATTGACTCTGTCTTCCCAACCAGTCTGCTGGAACATCTGTTCACGAACAATGTTTTGAGTGCTAACCCCCTCAGAATAGGTTTTGGTGTATCCATACAATCGAACAGCCTCAACAGCATACTGCAGAACCTCTGCCACAGGGTAATAGGGCTTGAAACCGGGGGTGGGCTGCTCACCTTTGATGAGCTCATCAAACCAAGATACATAAGCAGTCACGGCTTCAGCAGACAGACCTTTGGTGAAATCTTTCAGACAAGTCTTGCCCACCTGTTTGAACTCACCCGTTATGATATTGCGGATGAGATAGGTGTCTTTACGGTTGCGCTTGGTTTGGCAGTGGTCACAACGGGTATCAGCGGTGTAATAGCTCTCGGGAACCTCAATTTCAGGACGGAAAGAACGAATGATATTGATGGGCTTGGAGTGCTCAATAGTAGCAATGAACTCCCAGTCACTCACACGGGCCGTTCCAGAGACTTCGACAGTAATGAACTTGGCGGTGTGTTTCACTCCGGTTTCCTCATCCCTGACCTGTTTGAAGGTCTCACCCAGCTCCTTGTAGGAGAACTCACAGCCATAGGCAGCGCACTTCTTCTGAATATTGGCCAACTTCTTCTGCAGACGAGGCATATTGTCCTCAAAAATCTCGTACAACATTGTTTGTTCCTCCTTGGTGTAATTTCTTACTTACAGGTCAATTATACTACCATATGAATCAAAAGTCAAGCATTATTTTCAAAGCTTTTGAAAGTTTTGAAGGATTTTAAAAAAGAAACCCCGCCACACGGCGGGGTTTCTTTTATAGGTGATTTTTGTAGTATTCCCAAGCATCTTCGTAGCTTACAAACTCAATCTCATAACCAGTATCGAGTTTTATGTACCAGGAAGACCCTTTGTTATAGGGTTTACTCATTTATCTCACCCCCTTACAAGTATATCATACTATATACTTGTACAAAAGTCAAGCACTATTTTGAAAATCTTGTAAATATTCTAGGTTTTATTTTTGCAGCTCTTTATGATTCTTTCTTTTAACTCTGTAGAAGACAAGTTGTGTTCCCTCTTTAAATAATGGGCCTTTATACACCTTTCTTGTTCTTCTCTTTTTCCATCCCAATCTTTGCCCAGATAGTCTTCTCCAACAAAACGAATTTGATAATTTAATGACTTGCATAAGAATTCACAGTCTTTTTTACCCTCATAAGGAATTATACTATCAACCCATCTTACAGCAAACAATTGAATCCACCGCTCCGCAACAGATTGTACAGGAGTTTTGTTTTCAGGCTTTACATTTAATCCAACAATTAAATAGTCACAGTTGCATTTTGCTTCCTGAATTGCTAAGACGTGCCCTGCATGTAATACATCACCACAAATAGGGTAAAATCCAATAGTCATATAGAACATCTCCCTTCCATAACTATTTTTACATAGTCTTCTTTATTTTTCCAACATTGAAGTATATCTTGGTCAACAGTCTTGCCTGTAGACATGGTTGCTACAAAGTGGTAGTACAAACAAGGGTTTTCCTGACCTGGACGGTGTACACGTTTCCGGGCTTGGTCATACTTCCCAAGAGAATGGTCCAGCGTGTAAAAGATACAAATGTGTGCACGGGTCAAATCTATACTCTCAGAGCCAGAAGTGTACTGAACACCCAATATCCGGGTTTTGCCTTCCTTCCAGTCCTCCAAGGTATCTTCTGAACCGGATACCTCAGAATATCCGCAGCCCAGCCTCTCAGCCACTTTTCGGATGGCATACAAGTCTTTTCTGAACTTAGCGAATATGACCAGCGGCTCCTCATCAGGGAGATTCTTCACAAAGTTATACAAGAGTGTTCTTCTGTATGTGCTTATCCTCTTCAACTCTTTTGTTCCGTCATCATACTCAATGGGGAGATACCCGCTTGTGACTTGCTGTTTACGGATGGTCATGGCCAATACATTGTTCACCGTCATAAAGCCCTCACCCAGCTCAACAGCACCCTCTTTTGCCAGCTCCATGTACACTTCCTCAGTCTTTTGGTCCATAGGAACTTTGACAACCATACGGGTTGTTTTTGGGAGTTTAACTGTTGATTTCACGTAGAAAGCACAGCTGAACATCTTTTCCCGTAGCTTGTCAAGGTTTTTGTATGGCTCCTTTTTATTCAGGACAGGAAAACCCACCCTGGAGCTGAGTGCTGTATCTACATTCTGGTATTCCTCGCAGAATGCATAGTAATTGGTACCAAATATAGCAGGGTCAAGAAATCTGTATTGAGCATATACATCCATTGGGTTTTCTGCCAGTGGCGTACCAGTGAGCAGATACCTATGTGGCACAGACCTGCCCAAACGGGCCAGAAACTTTGAACACTTGCTGCCGGGCGATTTTATTCTGTGGCTTTCATCGCATATAACACAGTCAATGCCCAGTTTTTTGTAAAATAGCATCTTGTCCAGAGGTTTTCTCCACACAGACTCATAATTGCAGATAAAGATGAGCGGCTCGTCTTTGGGTTGTGTCATAGCCAGCTTGAGCTCATTCTGTTTCTCCTTCCAATCCAGATTATGCAGTGGCACTATGTTGTTACAATCAAAATCTGAATGGAGTCTAATTTGAGGAGGCCATACATCACAGGGCTTCTTGGGTGCCACTACCAATACCCGCTTGAACCCTCTATTTACAATCAAATCAATCATGATTTTGGTCTTGCCGCTTCCTGGTTTTGTATACAGAGCAGCGGCATCTCTTTGATATAGATACTCCAAAGCCTTGAGTTGATGTTTCCAAGGCTTTGTTTTCATTGTAAACCCATGTACAGTCAAATAACTCACCTCCAATCTGGTATATCAAACCAGGACAAACAACTGTTGTCCTCAATCTTTTCATTGTACCCAGGGCATTGTTCCCAGTCAAGGGAAAACAACCTGTAAACCATCCTCATACTGTAGATAACCCCAACAACACACCCGGTATTTTTCCATTTTCTCAGCTCCAGGGTTTGCTTCTTGTTGGCTTTATACCTATGGTCAGGGGTTTTCAGCTCCAGCTTGAACATTCTCCCCTGAAAACAACCATTGATATCAGGTCTGCCCGATTGTGAAGCATTTCCTGAAACATTCTCTGCTTTACAACCGGGCAGTTGGTTGAGGTAATTTAATACAGAGGACTGAAAACTGCTTTCAAGTCCCACTTGTGTTATTCCTCCTCTGTGAATTTGAATGTGGACATGCCGCAAATCGGACAAACAATGTCGTGGTCATTCTCTTGACCGCAGTTGGTGCAAAACCGTCTCACCCCGCCGGGTCTGTATACGGGGTTCTTCATCCCTTCATAGGACTTACAGAGCTTTGCAGCGCAGCTATCGCACAGCTCCTGATTGGAGGTACAAGAAACAGGATCATTTTCAAGCTTGAACCCTCTTGAGGTTTTAAATGGGAGAAGATTGAAAACCATAAAATCACTTTTGGTAATCTCTTTGCCGCAGCAATCACACACTCTCTTTACAGACATATCACACCTCCCAAACCAAATCAACTTGAACAAATTCTGATACCCCCGATTCTATGAATAGGGCTGCGGAGCGGTCATCAATGTACATATTGGCAAACACTTTCCGGGTGTCCCCGCCATAGTATGCCTGAACTTCAGGAAGGTTTTCATTCACCGCATCAAAGGTCAGGCCCCGCTCTTCACAGAATTTCACTGCGTCCTGAAGCATAGTCTCTGTTCGGCAGCTCCAAAGGATGATTTTCCAACCCGCAGCTTGGTGAGCAGATACAGCTTTCCAAATCATGGGGTTGACTTCCCCAATCTCAGGAAACTTGTTATCAACCAGCGTCCCATCAAAGTCCACCGCAAGGATGGGCGGGAACAGCTCTTTCTCATTGTATTGTGTAGATTCAGTCATCGTCTTTGCAAATCCCTTTCCATGTGTGTTGATACCCAAACCCTGACCCAGCCTTGATGGTCTGTAGCAGACTTTCTCAGCAGATGGGGGTATGTGCTACTATACTTGTCCAGAACAAGCTCTCGGAGAATGGTGATATCCTTGGCGGTGGTCATGGGAAGGTCAATATTGAAGTCTTCCTTGGCCCATTTAGACACAAAATCAGCCATCTCAAACCGCTCTATCCCCATGGTGTCAATGAACTTCAAATACAAGTCCTTGGGGGCATAACAGAGGTGTTCCCATACCAGCTTGTCTCTGTTCTCATCAAGAACTTTTACAAGGAACTTGATAAGCCCTTCCCGCATGATACCACCCCACCTTCAGTTAGAAAATGCCTGAGGCAGCTCTGCGATGTTTTTCTTGGCTGCTTCGTAGTCTCTGGAGTACATATGGAGAGAACCAGCATAATGTGTGTAATGTCCAATCTCAACACCCAGCTCCATGGCCATCAGCATCTGAAGGAAGCAGAAACTGAACATATCATAGGGTACACCCATCCAGATGTCATTGGACCGCATATGGGTGGACAGGTTCAGTTTTCCATCCCGGATAAAGAACTGGAGATACACTGTGCAGGGTACATCTTTGGTGGGCTGATTGTTAGCATCCTTGATGTGGATAACGGCCTGACGGCTGCTAGGGTCTTTCCAAAGCAGCTGCTTTACATATTCCCACTGGTCAAAACCAAATTTATCAAAGATTCTCCAACCGTAGGCAGAGTTGTTTGTCTCACCATCATCAGAGATGTCAGCCCACTTCTTGGCAAACCGGGAAATGTCTTGAACCTTGTTGGAACCAGACAGGTACCAGGCCAGCTCACCCACAGCATACCGCATAGGCATCTTGCGAATGGGGCTGCTCACGATGTTGCGGGTGGGGTCTTCAATACAGAAAACCGCATCACAAATCTCTCCCACCACTGCACCATCTCTGGAACCAGCAGTGTACCCTTCCTCAGCCTGAGCCTGGAGGGCATTAAACCCAGCTAGCCAAGCGTCATTGACAGTCTTTCCTTCAAATACTGTGACCATGTTAAACCTCCTTGATATCAACCCGGATGATGTTCTTCACCCGGTATACAGTGATGTTGCCTTTTGTGAGCCTATCAGCCATACCCTTGTAAATAATGGACACGGCCTCAGTCAGCCAGTCAGTATCAATCTTCATTGAATTTATCCTCCATAGAGTGTTCCCACTGCCGTTCAGTCAGCTCCATCAGAGCATAGTTGGCAATGTCCATCAGAGTGTCCTCAATCTTCTCGTCAGACACCTTGCACTCATATCCGGGCTGAATGATGGTATCCAAACGGTTGAGTTTGTCAAACAATCTCATACATACAAAATTGGGGTATCTCTTTCTGAGCTGAGAGAAAGAATCACCATAGTCAGCGTTCTTATTCTTGTACAGAGAGTGCGTGTTGTCACACAACTGCTTATGAATCTGAATCTTGTTCATATCACTTCACCCCCGTTGAGCCCCAGCCGCCTCTGCTTTTGTCAGGAAGGTATTCAACCTCTCTGAAAGTGAGCTCAGGCTGAAGCGGATAAATCATGAACTGACAAATGCGGTCATTCTTGTTCAGATGAACATCCCTGGTAGCATAGGCGAAAAAGCCCCAGATGTCCTCATCCCCACAGAAGGAGTTTTCAAACACCCCAATACTGTTCGCCTGAAGCAGACCAGTGCGCTTGAATGTACTGGAGCGGGGTGCCAGGATAGCTCCATAACCATCAGGCAGTTTCATAGAGATGCCCAAACTGATTAACTTGGATTCACCTGCTTTCAGGTCTGTATCCTCAGCCACCCGCAGGTCTACCCAATCACCAATGGGCACCTTTTCCGGTAACTGTACATCAACGTGTCTTTTGACCAGAATCTCCATTGTTACCTCCTGTATTTGTCCACGGTCTTGAGGAAAGCCGGCAACATGTTCTTCTTTTTAACCTTGGCGGAATTCACCTTGATAGAGATGAACCCAGCGTTGGCAAATTCAGCCACATTTCTTGCCACAGTATTCCACTTTCCTGCCACCGCAGCTTCATTGATGGGTTTACCCCCATTGCGCTCATAAACACGGCTCAGTGCCACATCTACGGGTGGGAGAAGGGACACCACGATGACCTTCAGCTGCTTCTTCCCGTAGTAATTCTCAACTTCATGGAACAAGTCAATATAAGTTGAGCGGATAGTGCTGGCCATAATACCCTCCATGAGCACATCGTACTCAGGAAACCCATCAAGGGCAGCGAACAAAGTCAGCTTGGTGACTGCATTGTTCTTCAAGGTATCCAGTCCACCTGTTTTGTTGAAGTATGTTCCCAAGGCAACCCAGCCATAGGAAGGAAAGACGGTGATGGCACTGATTTTCTTCCCGTCACTCCCCACAATCTCGTGTACATACATTTTGGGGTCATCCATCATGGACATGGGAATGGTAGACTTTCCAGCCCCGTTACAACCCCGGACATTGACCAGTACTCTACTCAACCCCAGTCAACCCCTCTCTCAACCATAACTTTTTTCTTTCCGGGCGTATTCCATCCCAGTCATGAAACTCTCCAAGAAACCGTTTATCAAACATCTGTTCTCTGAGGTCAAAAGCCCTATCCCAAATGTACTGAAAGTCAGGCAATACACGCTCATACTCTCTCAGCACACCCAGCTCTCTGTCATGGTGAAATCCACCATAACGGGCTGCTTTGAATAGGTTTCTGAAGCTGCAGATTTTTCCAATGAATAGGTTGATGTCATTGTCTTGTTCAGGGTAAACCTTTTCAATCTTTCTCTGAACAATCTCAAGTTTCTTGGTCAGGAGCTTTTCTGACACAAGCAGTTTCCCGGTCTTGTCATACTCATTTGCTTCCTCGTCGTAGTAGAATATGTTCAATAACCCAGAGGTGAGATTGCTGCACTTTTTCCAGTTTAACAGGGAGGGCTCAGTCAATTCCACACCCAGATACTCACCCAAATACAGAACTGATTCCATAAACAGGTCTGCCGCAAATCTGCCTGTGTAGGGGAGGGCAGAAACTGCATTGGATACCCGTCTGTAATCTTCCACGGGGTCACCCTGAACTAAGCCTCTCAGCCAAGCATAGGGTCTACGGTGTGTGGTTCTGATAAAAGCCTCCATCAAGGTTGGAAACCAATCCATGTTCTTGGCATACTTTCGAGATGACTCAAAATCAAGTACAGGTTTGGTTTCCTGCCAAAACCTCTGGCAATAGTCCCTCACTGTTTTCGGGGTCAGGCTCCTCCAATCAAATAACTCCTGTAACAACATACAGGTTATTTCATTGTATGTAGCCGACATATACCAACACATCATGACAGCATCATCACGGTCTGGTACCCAGTCAACAATGTAGTTCCCCATAACCCGGTAGTGGATGCTTGGTACTTCGTGTTGATACTCAACAAACTTTCCCATTCTCCAGTCCCCGCCTGTATCACCCGGTATATGATACAAATCCATGTAAACCTCCAAAATCAGGAGAGGGGGCTGAGGCCCCCTCGTGCCTGTCAGTTAAAATGGTAAACCGTATGGGGGCCAGTCGATGGCATTTCAGTCATCATCCTCTTCCCAGTCATCATCCTCATCATCTTCCTCCTCATCCTTGGCTTTCTTCTTGGTCTTGGCCGGGGCAGCTTTCTTGCCCTTCTTGGACTTGACGGGGGGTTCATCTTCGTCCTCATCGTCATCATCTTCGTCTTCAGGTTCAGGACGCTTCTTGGACTTCTTGGCAGGAGCAGCCTTGTCAGAGGTTTTTTTGCCCTTCTTCTTGGGGGCTTCTTCCTCTTCATCTTCCTCGTCTTCATCGATGTCTTCATCGTCATCTTCGTCCTCATCGTCATCTTCGTCCTCACCGGGCTTGATGTAGGAGGAAATCTTGGCCCGCTTCTGGCCGTTGTACTCATCATGGATGACATCGATGATACACACCTTGCCCTCCATCTTGTCCAAATCCAGAGTCAGCTTGCCGTTGGACTTCATACCAACTGCATCCAAGAAGCTCTTCAGCTTCCACAGGGCTTTTTCGGTCAAAGAGAAAGTTTCAAAAACCATATTGCCCTTGGCACTGCCCTTGATGACCTCAAACTGGGCCTTGATGCAGTCATCACCGCTGCCCTGAACTTCACCCATATCAGCTTTCTTCAGCCGGGCCAGCCACTCTCCTTCGGGGCAGCGGGTGAAACTCTCAACACCTTCCATGTTGACTTTGACTTTTCTGCTCATTGTTTGTTCCTCCTGTAATTGTTAAATTATTCCACCGCACCAATAATCTCCATGAACTTGTCATAGGTCGGATTGATGATGCGCTTGGGGACTTTGATTGAGGGATCAATCTGGAGCTTGGTCCAGTAATAGGGATTGGGGCCAATATCCGCTGCATACTTTACAACTTCCTTGGTGCTGTTTCCCTTTGTAACCTCTTTTGTGATTTTGGTGGTATGAATACCATAATTGGCCATACCCTCCAAATAGGTGCGGGCACCCTTCGACACAGAGGGGCGGATGTCCGGAGCAATCTCATCTTCCATGCCTTCGATTGCGTCTGTACTCTCATGACAGGTCAGTACAACAATATGCCGCTTCGCAACCTTGTGCATAGCTTTGATGACCTCTTCTGTCTCAGTTTTGAGCTCACCCCAAAGCTGCTGCGTCATCTTTTTGTTCTTTCTGATGACATTCTGGTCTGTCCACTCATTGACCATAAGAGAGAATGTGTCAACCACAATGGTCACATACTTCTTGTCTTTGAGCAGCTCCTTTGCGATGTCTTTAAGCTCTTTGACGCTGGAAATGGATATTGCGCTGATACCCTCTACATGAGCAATGGTATTGGAACCATCATCACCAATCTGAAGGTATAACAGGGGCTTGGGGAAAGTGGAAGCAACATGAGTCTTTCCACTATTTGACTTCCCGTACAGCACCCAAAGGTTGCGTTGACCCAACTCTTGGATGTCAACCGCTGAATCTAACAGGGCCATTGGAATCCTCCTTGTTTAATCGTCTGAAAACAGAGAACCCAACAAAAGAGTGCTGAGAAGGACATCCAAATGCTTGGTGTACTTGCCAGCTGCCTCCTTTTCTTCCTTCTCCATATGGGAATCAATCTGGTCAAGAATAATGGGCACGACTTTTTCCTGCATAGCCTTTACAATGGCAATCTGTTCCAGTACATTGGCCGCGCCTTTCAGAATCTGACCGACACCCACTGCACCTTCAGGTGCGTTTTCGTCCCTGCGGGTATACAACCCAACAAAAAAGTTGGGCTGAATCGTCACTGTATCCCCTGTGTTGGGGTCTTCAATCGTGACCTTGAGAGGCAACAGGGCTTTCTCCTCAGTGTTCTCTTTCTTTGAAGTCTCTGCCGATGACATATTGTACATCTCCTCCAGTCATTTCTGTATAGCAAATATCATGGTATGGACACCAGGAACAGTCCCGTGTTACATTCCGGGTTTTGTTCTTTTCTCCAAACCTGATAATCTGCTTTGCTGTGTACAAGTACCCATCCCAAATCACTTCTACCATAGCTGGGTCAATATCCAGCTCAACTTGGAAGAAAAACTCAGGGATATTGGACTTGTATTTTTGTCCCTTCTGGACAATCTCTGGGTCAAGAATCCCGTGCGCTTTGCAGGCCCTTTTCCAGCTCATGGGTGTAATCTTGGTTGATGCAGCCTCACTGAATCTTTTCGACTTCTCAAGCCAAATCGGCTCAGCTGCGGGTGTTGAACGGATGTAGTCCCACTTTACCTTGTCGGGTAAAATACCCCTTAAAAACTGGACTGCTTTCGCATACAAGCACTTTTGTGTATTCATCACAAGAATGTCCATATTGGGCTTATTGGAAAAAGTTTTGTGTTCACCAACCGTTATGGACTTTACACCGCTGTGCTTCAGCAAATACAGCTCATCAATTTTCCCTACAAAGATTATGGGCTCACCTTTGCAGTCACCAACATCAAGCTCAAACTCATGCTCTGTTACTTGGGGTTGCCTCACTCCCTTGTACACCCGTCTGTAGTCTTTGAATATGTTGAAGAGGTCATCAATGTAGTTCTCACCCAACTCTCCCTGCCAAGATGCTGGCATTTCATAGTAGGTATCTTTGATGGCTTCTTTTGCTTCTCTCAAGGCTTCAGGGTCATTACGAAGCTCAAGGAGCTTATGAAAGTCTGTTCCAAAATACAATGGGCGTTCAGGCTTTTTCTTCTCCAATCTTCGTACATATCTCAGCCAATGCTGATACGGGCAATGCAAGTAGGAGCTTTCTCTGGAATAACTAATGTGTATCTCACTCACCTCCCATCTATTATGAGGTGCCCTGGGGAGTAGAATGCGGTATTGTCCCGGATTATCTCACCGTGCCGCATCGCAATCTACTTTGGCTGAGCCGTTTCAAACTACGCTCCCACAGGGCTTCCCTTGACTCTGCATTCATACGGGCTTGTCACCGTTAACCATCATAGGCACCTTACAAGGCGCAGGAGGTACATACTCCTCTCCGGTCAGCTGCATTAAGGGAAGGGACTATTGCCCCCACCCGTATTTGGTTCAGAGAGTATGACAATCAGTCATCGACTTCCTCAAACTCATCATCGTCCTCGTCCTCGTCAGCCGCAGCTTTCTTGGACTTGCCGGACTTCTTGGCTGCTTTCTTTGTGGACTTCTTGGGGGCAGACTCCTCATACTCGTCCTCGTCTTCATCGATGTCTTCATCTTCCTCAACGGGCTTGGCCTTGGCAGCAGCCTTCTTGGCGGCCTTCTTCTTGGCTGCGCCCTTGGTGGAAGGGGCCACATAACTACCATCATCAGGGATGATTCTGTTGGCATACTTCTCCTTGCCCTCCTCAACATTGACCTGCTTGCCGGTCTTGCGGTCGAACACCATCTCATCACCATTCTTTTTCAGAACAGTGATGGTCTTTTTGGTGGTGCTCGCAACCGGGAACACGCCCAGCTTGATACCCGTAAAACCCTTCAGAATAACCTTGTCACCCTTGTTCATTTCCAGCATTATTGTACACTCCTTAAATTTTTATTGTGGGAGGGTTTAGGTGTTCCCTCCTGCTTACATTGGTATTATACCCTATCTTCAATCAAAAGTAAAGGGGTAGTTTTAAGCTATTTTCACAAGGTTTTGCTCAATTATGCCCCAATAGCTCACTATTCCTTCTGATTGCTCACCATATCGTGAATTTTCACGAATTTTAATGTGTTCCCCATGGGCCCCATCCGATGTCTACATCCAAAGGAACCAGAAGTTCAACCCCAAAATCATCCAGAACCTTTGGGTGCTTCATAATCCGTCTGATTGTTTCATCAACATAGTCCTTGTCTTCAACCCTACACTCACCAATTATTGAATCATGAACGGTTGCTCCAATCCACGCAACCCCTTTCAGCTCTTTATTGATTTGTGTGACAGCTGAAATCAAAAGGTCTGAGCCAGAGCCTTGAACCGGGGTATTGATAGCTCTCCGGGCTGCGCTGGCCCTCTCCCATTTGTTGGGGGAGTATATGAGTGGCAAACGGCGAAATCGCCCAAACATATTGGATACACCGCCCTGCATTTCACACAAGTCCTCTTGTTCCTTATGCCAGGGTAACAGTCTGGAATACTTGGCAAAATACAGGTCACGGATATGCTTTGCTTCAGCCAGAGTGAATACCTGCCCATAACTGTCCAGGGCATACTTGACAAACTTCTTAGCTTGCATACCATACAAGAACCCAAAATTGACCGCCTTGGCTTTGCCTCGTTCCTCTTTGGTTGGTTCTCTCCCGTTGGTAAACAGCTTGGCTGTCTCAGTATGAATATCGCCATCATGAAGGTAGATGTTCAACATGGTTTTATCTTTGGCATAGTGTGCGGCAATCCTCAGCTCCAGCTGAGAATAGTCTGCCTCAAACAAAATCATACCGGGTGCACCACTGAACAGACCTCTGATGTCTTTGGTGCGTGGAACCTGCTGAAGATTGGGACTGTTACAAGATGTCCGTCCAGATACAACATTGGTGAGATTGAAATTGGGGTGAATCCTACTCTCATAGCAGTCATCTGCCCACCTATTCAAAAACATCTTGTTACGGGTTGCCGCATCCTTGTACCGCATAAGCAGATTTGGAAGCTCATACCCTTTCATGGCTAGCTCTTTCAACACATCTGCTGCTGTAGATGGTGCACCCTTTCCAGTTTTGTAAATAACCGGCATACCCTCCAAGTCAAAGAAGGCATGAGCCACCTGAGCTGAGCTATTCCAGTTGATATCATAGTGTGACTTCAACTCTTTGAGCAGCCGTTTTTCCTCCTTGTTGTACTTATTTCGGACTGACTCCAGTGAATCCAAATCCAAATACAGGCCATTACGCTCAATATCACGATATGCTCTGTAGGCAGGTCTCAGAAGCTCCTTGTATATCTTCATTGACTGCTTGCTCATATTGCAATAGAAGTACTGGTACAACTCCCATGTATACTGTACATCGCATTTCAAATATGGTACAATAGTATCACGCTCACCGCTCAGTTTATCTTTCTTCTTGATGTCCCAATCAGGTACACCCAAATAGGTCTGAGCCATCTTCTTCAAGCCATGCTCTGCTACCAAGTCATAGGCTGTACCCATGAGCATGACATCTTCATCAATAGGAATCCTCAGCCCCAGATGGTGCTCTATGAATAGAGTATCAAACTTGCCATTTTGTAGCACCGTCCGGGCTTTCTCTTTCTTGATGTGCTTTACCACATTCCTGAATTTTTTCAAGTCAGCTTCGCTGGAAGCGTCATATACCAACATTTTGGAGATTGGGCTATCAATGTCTTTTGACAATCCAACCCCAATCCAGGTTATTTTGTCTTTGTACCGATTCAGGCCTGTGGTCTCAATATCAATTGTGGCAAAACCATAACTCATATATTGACCTCCTCTATTGTCTTGAAGTTTCCCTCTTCATCAAACAGCTCATTGTACCAGGCTTCAACATCTATACCTTTCTCTTTCAGCTTGTAACGCTCCGGATACAGGTCATCCATCTCATAAAACTCCCGCATACGGAGATGCTCAACAAACACATCCTTGTAAAACTGCTTCAGGCGTTTCAGCCCCCACCTGTATTTACTATGGAGTGTCCAAAGGTACAGGGTGTCCATGTCCAAAGTAAATGCCTTGTCTGCAGCTAAACACTGTTGATGGATCTCATGAACTACAGCCCGTTCTCCAGCACCACTCAGGGCCGCAGTCTTAATGTCTGAGGGTTTCATCAAGTACACAGGCTCGGCCTTGTGTATTTTCCCCTGACGTTCCAATCTTCTGCGCTCTCTGCGGTTCACTTTTCTCCCTCCTTGGGCTTGAATCCCTTCTTACAGCTGTTGAACTTGTGGATATGGTCTTTGTCATATTTGGTACATCTACCCAAATGCGGAGAGGCAACAGAGATAGGCTTCCAATAGGTGCATTCTTCACAAGTCTTACATCCTGTACGTTTCTTCCGAAGGGTGAAAAAGTCCTCAAGCATGTGCGCTATGGACATTACCTCTTCCCAGGTTGCTTTTCGCTGATTGGGGTTTCCTTTGGATACAACAATACCCTTGTTGGGCTCCTGCTCAATTTTCTCATACAGTATGTTGTAAAAAGCAACAAAAGCCACATCCAAATCTGTTACAGGTTCATCAATTGGCTTCAGTGTCCTAATCTTTTGTTTCAAGTCTTTCTTCACCATCCTTACAGAAAAACATGGGGTCACGCTTTTTCATATCCTTGCTACAGGCTTGAAATATCTGCGGTTTAAATGCACCCTTCTTTTTGTATTTCTTGTAGAATTTGCATTTTTTACAACGGACAACCTTGTCTATATCCTCAGTATGGAAATCTTTATACAACCATTTGGATACTTTGTCCAGAGCATCAGCAACTTCCTCAATGGTGGCCTTTTCCCCGGCTGAGTTGGTAAAACTCTTGCCGGGGTTTTCTTTGGCCATTTTCTTCAGCAACTTTACAGCCAGCCTGTAGACATCAACCTGTCTCATTGATATCACCTCCAAGAGTATTATACCTGATTTGATTCAATAAGTCAAGCACTAAAATTTTCTCACGCTGGCCGTTCCTTCTCAGCTCCACTCTGAGGCCAGCTTTGGATGGGGATGACTTGATAATGTGCCCATCAAGGTTACACACCAACCCTTTTTGATTGATGAAATACACCCCACCATAACCCGGAATGGGTGTCCAACTCCCATCAGACAGATTTACAATCAAGTCAATCACCCCTTCTTCAGCCCAATACCCAGCCACAGGTATTCCCGTGACTTCCCATCTCGTGATTCCTTGAATCCCTGTGAACGGATGTTTCGCATAAAAGAATGCTTTTTGCTGTTTTCCCGGCCCGTATCCACACAAAACCGGCAGTATGCCTCATACAGTGCGTTCTTCTCTACAGACAACCCGGAGCCCAGCTCGCATTGTTTAGCAATGAAGGCGTGAATGCTATCAGAATCCTGCCGCAGCGCCTCCACATACTTGTCGCTGGTAGATGTACGAGGGATGTCTTTCACAGGCAGAAGATGAAGCAAGTATGGAATAATCTCAGACACACCCTCCTCGCTACACAAATCATTGACATAGTCATTGTTCAAAAACAACTCATTGTTCATGAACAAAATCCTCATACGCTTGTAGAATGCATTGGACTTCTCTTCCAGCTGGAGAGGAAGCTGGTTGAAACTAAAAATCAACTTACAGAACGGGACAAAGAAAAATGGTTCCTTGCCCTTCTTCTCATGCATAATCTGGTCACCACCTGTAATTTTCTTCAGGTTTTCAATAGAAGACAACGGCAGGGATGAGTTATCTGCACAGGAGTTCAGCAGCCGATTATACAGTTGAGACGGATAAAACCGCATGTTCAATTCATGCATACTCAGAGACGACACATTTTGCTTCCCAACCAGATTTTCAAAGAATCGAATCAACACAGATTTGCCTGTATTGGACTGACCGCAAAGAATCATGAATGTCTTCAATCCATAGTCCAATGTGAGGCAATAGGCCATGTATTTGAGGAGCATCTTGATGTCCTCTTTGGGCAATTTGGTTTTCTTGAAAAAGTCATACAGCCTAGTCTCAGTAAAAGGCTTGTACTCACCAACTGTGTGTGGAATTTGAAGTGTTTGAAGATATTTGCTGTCATGTGGCAGTAGCTCTCCCCGCTCTATGTCCCATACGCCATTTTGAAAGTTAATGAGATTTTTGTCATGGTTCAACTCAGCTGCAGTCCGTTGAAGTCTAACATCGTCACAAATCAGTCTGAAACACTCCATGATACGGTTTTGTGTGATAAGTGTATCCACAACAATCATATCCTTGATTGTGTTTCGGACATGGCTGCTGGCTTCAACATACACACCATCCCGGTATTGATAGCACTCTCCACCCAGTACAAATATGTCCCCCTTATTCACAAAGTAGTCACAAATAGCCCGGTGATTGATGTTTGTGGGAACACCTTTTGCGCTGTAAATCAGATAGGGATTATCAAACTGCTTTGATGCCTCATATTTCCTGGTGTTCTCAACAATCTTCTCCAGTTCTTTCTCATCCATAGGGTCAGAGAATATGACACTGTTGATTACATCAGCCATTTCTTCAATTTGCTCATCTGAAGCACCTCTGTTCTTGTAGGCCATAAGGTGAGCAAACAAGGTTGCATTTCTTCCATCCCCGTCCTTCAACCCCAACAGGCTCTCCTTGCGGTTCACCATCGGGGTAAACTCCTGCGGCAGTTCTGCAATTTTACGACACTTGTTAAATCGTCTGCCATCAGAACCAAATGGAAGTATTACATAGCCTTTATTGGCACAACGAAAATCGCACTTCAACCCACAAGGGAGAACCATGCCAACCCGCTGGGGGTATTCCTTGTCACATTTGAAATACAGATGAAGTCCTTTTGGGGTTTGGGCCATAAGGGTTTTGAGACCGAGCCTCTTCACCGCTTTCATGGCCTCCTCTTTCCCCTCATCGATGTCTACAACTATGTAGCCAGACCTGACCCACCATCCAATCTGTCCTCCAGAAAACAGGTGAGCATCTGCGGCCTTTTCATTCACGATGGAGTTGTCCAATCGCTTCTTTCCCATACAACGCACATAGCTGTCTTGTCCAATGAGAGAGTCAAACTCACTCAGCTTCATGCGTCATTCCTCCCCAATAGGTTCAAACAAACTCCCATCTGTCTCAATACATTTTACACAACAACCATTAGGCTTGAGGTTGGTAAAATCCCCTCTATGCGTGCATTTACCACAGGGAAGGGCTTTCTTGTAGTTACTGTGTTCTGCTCCGCAGCTGTAACAAGGCCCAACCGTTCTGGGATTGGTAGCATAGGCACACCTCTGGCACATCTCTGTGGTGTGGAACTGACCAGGAACCTCTCTGTCCACCGTGGTCTGCTCCATACTGTCAGATGTATTGAGCCATCTTTCCAGCCGGGCAATCTTCCCAGCAATTCTGTCCCCAATATCGACTGGAGTCAGACCAAAGATATTGATGACATGGTCCAGTACAATCAGGACATCCGCAACCTCATCTACAGCCTTGTCATGAAGCTCATCCTGAGCCTTTTCCTTGGTCTTATACCGGGGGTATTTGGAGCAGACTGCAGCCAGCTCACACAGCTCTTCAGTAGACACCAGAATTTGGGCAGTGTCCCCATAGGTTTCCCTGGCTTTTGCCAGAACTTCCCGCTGCTTTTTGTTAATAAACCTTGTCACATCCATTTATGAATTCCTCCCAGTAGCACTTTATGCGCTTCAGATTTTTCTTTCTTGTACGGCCCTTCTTGGAATGATACGCCAAATGATACAATTTGGGAGGGGCTATAATCTTGTACAAGCATTTCATAAGCTGGTGAATCATAGGCACAACTGAGCGTTCTACAAGCTCAGATATAGCTTTTGCTACAACCTCAACCGCTTTTACAATAGCATCTCCAAGGGCCTGAAAAGCCTCTATCAATTTGGTACAGGTTTCCTCAGTCAACAAAGGTGTTACAGCCGGGGCGGGTAATGCCAATTGCGCAGCGTTCTCCACACCTCTCTCCTCCTTCCTTATTATAGATAGGTAACTATACCCCCGGACACGTAAAATGGCACCCTGGCCATTCTACTCAGCCGAAAATGGTCATCTATCACTCGTGTCCTCTTTCCAGTCCGGGATATAGGTGCAATCCACACCAAAAGTCTCGAACATATCTGCTGTCTGCGGACTGATACGGGCTGTCCCACCATAGTACACCTTCTTGATACCAGCAGCAATAATGGCTTTGGCACAACCCTCGCAGGGGTATCGGGTTACAAAAATGGAAGCACCCTTTACAGACACGCCGGAAGAAGCTGCGCTGCAGATAGCATCAATCTCACTGTGGATTGCGCGACAGTCTTCAGGATTCCTATGGCTCTTGCTATTCTCTCCATACTTCTCCACACGGAGGCATCCACGGGGTGTTTTACAAGAGTCAGGTACACAACGATTAGCTCCTACCGCAAGCACATTCCCCTCATCTACAATAACAGAACCCACGGCAACTTTCTTACACCCACTAACAAGACCAGAATAAGACTGAGCCATATCCAGGCAGTCTTTCCAGTCTAGGCTTTTCAAACTACTCATTGTTTATATCCTCCATCAGTCTTGAAATTTGCGACCAAACAAACTTCACGCTTTTTACACCAGAGCGAGTTTGGCCAACACGAATCAAAGAGGGCTCAGTACAAGTACTACAGAATCGTTCTACCCGGGCTTCTTGCTTCTCTTGTATTGTTCCCAACTCTGCTGAATTACATCCTCCTGTACCAGAGCCCATTGCTGGGCAATCATACTGAACCATGGAAGTCTTTAGACACTCAAGTCCATGTTGATAGCACTCCAGCTGAAGAAACAGGTCTTCATTACCAACTACAGAATTGCTTTGATAGTTGAGACCAGCAGAGCTGAGAAGAGAAATATTCACCCCAACGGCTTGTTGTAGCTGTGCTCTACTCTTTCCTCCAAATGCTTCCTTCTTCATTGACCAGCTGAATGGACGATAGGATGCACCAAACAGAGCTTCATTCTCCCATTCGGTTTCCCATTTGTTCAGAGCCTTTCTCCAATCCTCTGGTTTTCCTTTGACTGTTCCGGAAGCACGAACGACTTCTCTTCCCTCATCCCACACAGAAATGTCTAACCGAGAAACATCATCGTCAATCATGAAGACCCTATCAATGCCCTTCTTTACCGCATAGTTGAACATGGCTCGTCTGGTTTCTCCAATGTCCTTTACATTCTTGAGTAAAACCAGGGTTGTTTCAGGGCGATGTTTCAGCCATTCATATCTGCTCTTCTCTTCCTTGCGGATAAACACATACAAAGGAAACTTGTACAGAACGCTCCTCTTCAGAAATACAGCATCCGGTCTCTGATAGGATGGTACAAATACAGGTATCATCTACCATTCCTCCCTTTGATAATCATATACAGGCAAAGAGACCAAGCAATTGGCCAAATAAAGCCAACAGTCAAGGCAACCTTAATTCCCTCTCTTGATTCTGTTCCTGTTATGAGGGCACACAGAGTAACAATAATCATTGATACCAGGGCACCCTCAGTATACCAGTATAGTACATCAATCATGCTCTGTACCTCTTTCTGGGTCTGCCTGTTCCATCCTTGGCCCGGATGTACTTTGATAACTCACAGAAACAGTTTTCCAAAGACATTACATTGAAGCACCTATCCTCTTCAGGCAAGTCCCAGAATACCCGTTTGGCATCCCAGTCTTTCCCCAGCTCTTCCACAAACAGCCTGTCCAAGTTATCCCTCAGCCAAAACAGGCACTCTTCATAGCTCATCCCATCCCGGTCTTCAAACAAATAGTTGAGACCCATAATGCAGCCGGGGCCAGCCTGTGTATACTCATTTTCAGAAAATGGAAACTCCTCAATGTATGTCATATCAATAAAAATCTGGTAGGAAAGAAACTTCCCAAGGCCCATATAGGAGGACAATTTGTTACATACTTCGTCTTGTATGGTACAGCTCTTCACTTGACCAACGATGTCTTCCTCAATAAGATACTGTATGAACCAAAGCACCCTCATGGGCATACTGTTTTTTGGGTCATCTTTTGGAAGATACCATTTCAAGGCTCTCTTCAAGCCCCCGGTGTTAAATGCACCAGTAAATAACTTCACATGGGGGTCTTCAACCAGAGCAGCCTCAAACAGACTTCTGTACCACTCAGGATTCCAGTCAGGGGTTTGGCTGAACTTGAACGGCATGGAAATCAGCTCAGCCGTTTCATGCTTGTTATAGAGCCGGAACAGAATCACATTGAGTAACTTGTCCTCATAAGACAGCTCAGGGTTATTTGTGATATGCTCAATCACCCACTTGCTCTCTTTGTCATGTTCCCGGCGAATGTTAGTGAATCGGAAATCCCGGAGCACCTGGTCAGTGGTCCAGGGCGGGTCTTTCTTCAACACATCCTTCTTCAGGTGAATTGCATACCTACGCGTAATGAAATTGTACAGATACAAGAGATTGCGCTCATTCAGCACAGGCTGAGCATTCTTGATGCGCTCCTTGTCTACCCCACAATACAGGGTGTCTGTAGATTTATTCCTCATTTGGTATCCCCCAAGTCTTTCCTGTTGATAAGAGGTTGTACTTTCGATTGAGGGCTTCAATCTTTCTATTGTAGTCTTCCAATTCTGAGTCTTTGAGGTATAACAGATGAAGTCTCTTGGCCTTTTCTTTTTCCAGGGCTACGACACTATTTTTGACCTGTAATGACAGCTCTTTGGTATATTTTTCAAGCTTCTGTATTCGGTCTTTTTGCTTCTCTATCTTTACGCCACATACAACAGGCACAACTATGAGAAGAAACCACTGTATTATAAGTAGATAACCCAAAGTCTAATCCTCCATAAGTTTAGAGGTCAACATATCGGCGGTGTGTGTCCAGAGTACATTTGGGAACTTTCTGATTGCTTTATCATACCCATCCCAGGCATCTGTCTCATAGGCACCCATATGATACCTGATACACAGCCGTTCCTCTTCTGTTAGCCCCATGTGTTGTTCAATCTTACATACTGAATCATATCCATGTCCCCCAAATCCGCTGTACAGAGGGTTTTTGGTGTAGAATGTCTCAACCTCTTGCTTGACTGGGTTCATGTCTTGACTCAGGGTATACATACCAATCTTGGTCACATCATGAAGCATACCCACAATCACAGGGCTTTCAATCCGCTCCCAAGTCTGTGTCACTCCCTTGTTCCTCATATCCAAGAGCTGGGAAGTGACATTGACGCAGTGGTCATACAGTCCTCCCGGATATGCTGCGTGGAATCCTCTTGAAGCAGGTGCTCTAAAGAAATCTGTGGTACACAGCCACTCATATGGAAACAGCTCAAGCGGAACATTGTTCTTTTCAAGCAGCTCCAGCAAGTCTTTCTTGCGCTCCTCCTCAGATAATAGATGCTGTTTCAATGGTGATACCTCCTTTTCTGGCCATTCAGCCTCACGCATATATTATAAAGGTATCATCCCCGGAAAGTAAAGGCCGGGAAACGGGGAGAAAAGTCCGGAAATTACATCATTATACCGCACACTCACAAACTTTTCTTCCCCTATCTCACCCCTGCTTCATTTTTCGTGAAATCCGCCGCCGCATCAGACTTCAATGCGGTTGGCGAACTTCTTATTGTTAGAGTCAATCTGGATGCCGGTCTCCTTGTCAAACTTCAGCGTGCCCTTGTTGGTCTTGACAGTGATGGTGGTCTTGGTTTCCTTCTCCACCTTGAAAGTACCAATCAGCATACCAGTGAAGGCTCTGACATTGACCACCTTCTCACCCTCATCCTTGCGGAGATTGATGCGCTCACCGTCAGCAAAGTTACTGTGACCAGGCTTGCGCTCAGGAACAGCAACCAATTCCTCAGACACCTCATAGCCATCAGCCCGGAACAGCTTGGCAATCTGCTCACGGATGAACTTCTTGCCAGCGAACTTCACGCAGATGGGAGCGGGGCCACCATCCATACGAATACCACCCATCATCTCGTGACCACTGTTCATCGCCTCATCATACACTTCCTCAAACATGTCCTCAACAGAGGGCATCTCATCGATGTGGCCATCCTGAACGGAGTTTTCATAGCCACCCAGGACATAGGTGTAGGCACCTTCAACATTGCTCAGGGCACTCTTCTGATGCTTGGTCATGGTCTTGGTTTCGGTCTTGGGCTCCTCAACCTCAACTTCCTCAACGGACTTCTTGAAGGTCTTGCGGAGAGTGTTCATAGCGTACATGTGATTGTTGCCCTCAGAGTCAACCAGAACTGCGGTGGTACCATCATTGATGGTCTCAACAAAGATGTAAACCTTGGAAGCGTTCTTGCGGCTGGTGTAGGTGATGATGGTCTTTTTCATTGTATTCAATCTCCTTTTCAAATGTCCGGGTGTCCCGGTCTGTAGGTGTTTTCCTCTTTACAATCATGATTATACGCTTGTCTCAAGGAAAAGTCAAGTACTTTTTCAAAATTTCTTGAAAAATTTTCAAGATTCACTTAACTGTTGACGCTCCCAGGGGTTGCCGGAGGCTTCAAGCCTCCAGCGCACCCTTCTTCATGGAATTGCGTCCATCAGTGTACCCGGTATCAAAAGCACTCTTGTCATACCCGGTGTGCTTGACACCCATACGCTTGTCCACACCAGTCTTGGGGAACTTCTCAGTGAACTTGTCCTTGACATCCTCAGGCACGATAATGGCCAGGGCCTTGCTCTGTGCGCCCAGCTCATCCTTCAGGCCCTTCATAAAGCCAGCCCAGTAGCAGTTGGCCACGCCACGAGCACTGCGGCCCTCTTTCCGGGCAATACGCTCCTGCCGGCAGCCATTGGTGCGCATGGTCTTGTAGAGGTAGTTGAAAACGCCAACACAGGTATCCACATCACCCTCACGGCCAAAGAAATGAACGTCAGTGCCCAGATAGATGGCCTTGCAGCGGAAATTGGGGGCCAGGATAGCAGCCAGCTGCCCTCTGTACCCGTTGTTATTGGGGTGCTCAGCCTTGAGGAGTTTGTACTGAACGACCTCCTCAGAGGATAGGGAAGACATATCCAGGTTGTACTCAGCAATCAGCTTCTGAGCCTTTATGGCAGCTGCCTTTGCTTCCTGCTCAGAGGGGTTATTGCCCGCTAGGGCCAGTAGCTTCTGGACTTTGTTCATCAGTTTGTTCATATCAGTCATCTTATGTTCCTCCTTAAATGATTGTTGAGGTTACATTTCTCAGTGCACTTTCCTCTTGAGCCTCGTGAGGTGGGAGGGGCTTGTCCACATTCTGTTTTATCCTCAACTGTTCCTTACAATCATGATTATACTATCAACTTGAGGAAAAGTCAAGCACAAATTTGAGTTTTTCTCAAAAATTTTCAACTCAGGACAAAATCCACTTCAAAGAGCTTTCCAAGAAGTCATAAGTGTTGTGGATACGGTTGGCAAACTTGGGATTCTTGGCATTGATCTGAACTCCAATATGGGAATCAAAAGTCAGGAGCTTGTTATTCTTGGTCCAGATATACACTGTATTAACGTCGGTATCAAGTTTAGCGCGGAACAGTCCAATCTTCATACCAGTGAAAGCCCTCAGCTCAACAACAGGCTGCTCAGTAATGGTTTTGCTGTACCACCGCTTCAGGGTCTTGGAGGATACAAACTTGTCTTCACAACTGTTCATATCAACCAGGCAGACCTTCTCGCCCATTGTAACCATGGGGTTGAGTACATACTGACGATTGTCACGGGTGTTGGTATAGATGTAATTCATGATTGAACCTCCTCAGTGTGGTTTGGTTTCCCAAGACCAGGTTGCCCTGGTTTCGGCTGGTCACCATCCAGCTCTCATCAGTTGGGGTACATACCATACTGTTCCCTTATCGGCTTGAGATGTTCCTATGCTTGTGCGTATGTCAAACCGTTATTGGGTTTTGCTTTTCTAATCGCCTTCAACACCTTCCCTTCATCTTTGTGACCTGCCATGATTTTGCTCATCAGAGCATACCCAAGTTTTCTGTACCTTTTTGCTGTCATCTTGTAGACCTCCTTGAAGTAGTGTTCTTGTTTCCTTACAAACATATCATACTACCAACATCACAAGAAGTCAAGCATTATTTTGAAATTTGTTGAAAAATTTTCAAGCCCCTGCAGAAACTGTGTAGTTTCCACAAGGGCTTGTATTCTCAATCTCGGTCTGTGAACCGTATCTGTGTGGGGTAAAACCGGGCAATCTGTCCTTCCTCATTCTCAACAATATCCAAGACACAAGAAATCTGTCCTGCTGCGTGTCCACCTCTCAGGGGGATTCTCCAACCACCTCTGAATATTGCTCCCAACAGTGGAACCAACCGTTCACCTGAACCTCTTGCTTATTCACATACTGGCGCACAATGCAGGGTCTCAGTGAATCCTTCCCCCATCACAACCCCTCCTTCTTCAACAGGGCCTCAATAGCCTCCAATTGCCGGTCAACCTCTTCTACATGATACAGGCTGACCTTCCCGGAAAGACTGTGCTTGGTTGCGCTTTGACATTCAATCCTTGCTGATTTGATGTGAGACAAGATGCCTTCATAATCATCCTTGGAAAGAAACATACCCTCAATCATCGTCATCAACCGCCTTTTCTTTGGTACTCTTTGTTGTACTCTTGGCCACGATCGTAGAGGGCTGGAGAGAGGACAGCACAAGCTGCCCACTGTCCATAATCAGCACTCCTCTTGTTCTACGACCATAGGTGGAGTCAATAGCAGTCCCCTTGTCCTTGGCATCCTGAACCATACGCTTGATAGGAGCTGATTCAGGACTGACTATTGCCACGACCCGGGCTGCTGATACAAAATTCCCCAGCCCGATATTGATAGCATTCATATCTACACCTCATCTCTACCGGAAAAAACTTCCTCAGTTGTTCCATCTCTCCAGTAAGTTCTTTCAGAGATATAACCATTATCCTGGTAGGTAACAACTACAATTCGATCTTTGAATACAGAGATAGTAACATACTCACCAAGTTCGTTTTCTCCAGTAAACATAGTCTCTGTATCATAGTATGTATCCATAATTTTAATCATAGATTCTAAGTCGTTGGGATTTACACAAATTTCATTCATCATCAGTTACCTTCTCTTTCAGTTGAAACCTTTACGAGATACATTTCACCAGCAATTACACGAACCATAATTGGATAACCTAACCGCTTAATTGCCTTGCAATATGTACTTTGAGCACTATTCAAGTTAGAGTACTCTCCTGGGCGCAGTATACAGTGTACAGCTGGTTCTTCGCTAGACATAAACCGGTCAAGAACAACTTGTAACTTGGTTCGCCTATACAGCTTGTTTACAGTTTCTGGATTCACAGGTTCAAACTTCATGTTGAATCCCTCCTATGTAGTTTTCAAGATAGTGGTTTCCCACGACACCCCTCTCGCACTATCGCCACGGCGCATCTGATTGTATCCTCCCTGTCGTTGCAGGTACTTTCCAACCAGGCTTTCCGTTTCGGGGTGTTTCGGCCAGTTACCAGCTGGGCCATCATCAGGTGGGATTCAGATTCAAAACTTCAACCACTTTGCCGTTGAGCATCTTGTGGAAGTACAGCTTGTCATTGTAGGAAACAATGCGTATTGTGTAACAGCCTTTTGCGGTGTCAAAGTTATTGACTTTTATGATTGTGCCTTCTCTCAACATCCTAATGGTCTCAGGTTCATTGTATTGAACAGTCTTCAGCATAGTGTCCTCCTTAACCAATACGATTTACCAAGGCATACAGGGTTTCATGGTCATTCCAGCTGATTTTACCAGCCTGGAAGGAAGAATCAATCATCCCACAGAGCTCATCCACAGAAACTCCCTTGGCCATAGCTTCAACAATCTTCTTGAAAGTCATCGTTGTGTCCTCCTTACAGTGTGTCTTCTTCACGCATGACTTTGAATTTTGATGCACCAATAACTTTGGATTTTACAATATCAATGGCTTCTTTGCCATCCCTTGCTTCTATCATATCCATGTAGCCAAGTTTACCATATGCTTTGTACTCCACATACCAAAAGCTCATCGTTGTATCCTCCTTGAGTGTTCTTTTCCGGGTACAGTCATATCATACTACTTCATGGAGTAAAAGTCAAGAGAAATTTTGAAGTTTTTGCGGAAAACTTTGAAACTGTGTCAGTTCCAGGGGTTACTGCTTGGGCTTGTTGGAATTCTCGCAAATGGTCACTTGGGTGTAGTCCTCATTGGTCACCAGTACATTGTGGTTACGAACAACATCACAAGGCATGCGTGGGCCATCTTTGTTGATGGTGGTCTCAATGAATCCTTCCCAACGGTCAGGAGAGGTCTGATGGGTCAGTGTCACACGGGCATAAGGAGAGGTTGTGAGCATGCCTTCAGTACTGAATGTGACATAGGCACGGCTGGTAGTGTGATTCCTCTTCATTTCCTCAACCAGCGTGAAGATATTCTCACTAGCTTTGGATACAGCTTCAAGGAGCTGCATGAGCGGGTATGTGGTATTGAGTTTCATATCGGTTCCTCCTTGAGTTCAGTTTCCGGGCTCAAGAGTATTGTACTACCAAAAGTTCAAAAAGTCAAGCAATATTTTGAAAGGTTTGAAAAGTTCTCTCAACTGTGTGTATCCTTTTGAGGGTTGAGGTTCAAGAAATTCACGATTTTTCGTGTCACTCAAAAATGGCAAAAATAGGCGTGGTTTTTCCAAGGATTTTGTTGATATATCAAGCGTGTAAAAATAGGTATAAAAATAGGCGCAAATTGCGAAAATGGTGCTTGAGAGTTCAAAGATTTTTATTTCAAAGGTAATGCAAAAATAGGCCCCAGCAAAACAAAAAATGGCTCAAGCCAAACCTCTTTTTGTATCAAAATTGCTTAACTTTTGAGGATGAAATCTTGAATGTGCCTTGAAAGAAATTTTTACAAGGAATTGCGCCTATTTTTACACTCTATCGCCGGAGCTAACGAAAATTAAGCGGGAGGAGCGGGAATATTTTACGAAAATGGTGCGAGTTTTTGATATATCAAAAAATGTAAAAATAGTCTCATAATGGGTCAAGGAAATTGTTGATATATCAATTTTGCAAAAATAGGTATAAAAATAGGCGGAAAGTGAAAAAATTGTCCCTGAGAGTTCAAGGATTTTACTCCACGGAGTAATGCAAAAATAGGCGCAAATCCCCAAAAATTTTGAAGCAAATTATGAGACTATTTTTACACTCTATTATTAGAGGCGATAGAAAATATATACTATAGTATAATAAAATATAAAAATATAAATATTTATATATAAAAGAAATAGAACGAAAAATAGGCGGAATTCTCAAGGATGTTGAATGTACATTGAGAAAAAGTTTCGTTTTCTCACTTTTTCACCAATGAACCTTCACAGTCATTTTCGTGCACTTGAGTGTCATTTTGAGACTATTTTACCTATTTTTGCATTACTCGTGGGAGTAGTATCAAGCAATTTTTCACATTTCCGCCTATTTTTAGTGGTGAGTGGATAACTCCCAGAGGTAATATCAATAAAAAGCCGCCCCCAAGAATCAAGAAAAAGGACTCAACCCCTCAAGAGAAAACAGAAAATAGTCGTGTACTTGTATAAAATTATGAGGGCTTGAGTGTATTTTCACGGGTTTAGATACGCCACCATAATCGTGAGAGTGTAAACAAGTTTGAATACATGAACACTCACATGTTTTTCGGTAAAATCGGCTGCGCCGGGTATAGGGCGTGCCCCCTGGGCATCGAATTTTTATTTATTTTGAGGGTAAAACTCAAGAAAAATCGTGAAAAATACACAAATCTTGTTTATTTTGGGAGTAAATGCTTTACTTTTCCGAATACTTATAGTAATATAGGTATAGAAATCTGCTAGAGACATAAGAAAGGAGGGTGTACATGGAGCGCAACAAAAATGGTACTTTTAAGAAAGACACCAGAAAACGCTATGACCAGAGAAAACAGTTGGTCATTGATAAACCCAAAAAACCTGTTGTGCGGTACATCCTCAAGGATGAGCGCCACTTGGAGCTGGACTTGAGAGGCATCAGAAATCCACACAACCCTTTCAATGGACGGTTGAACCCCTCAAAAGGGATGAAACGCAAGTTCATGAGCCCAGAGCATTTACAATGTATGGTCAATGAATACTTTGAGAGCTGCAATGGTCCGTTGATTGACAAATGGGGTCAACTTGTGTATGATAAACAAGGAAACCTTGTGAAGGTCCAAGTTCAACCTTACACAGTGTCAGGATTGAGTTTGTACTTGGGAATATCAACGACTACCTTGAAGAAATACCAAGATGGGTTCATTGATGAAGTATTGGATGAGATGAAGGCGGAAACGGATGACAAGCTGACATTCTCTCGTGTGATACTGAAAGCAAAGCAGACCATTGAAGCCTATGCTGAAAAACGATTGTATGACAAAGATGGTCAGAGGGGCGCTCAATTTGTCCTTGACTGTTGCTACAATTGGGTTGGGCACAAGGAACAGGCTGATATCAGGAAAGTCAAAGCTGATGCTCAGCTGCGCCGGGATGAGTTTGAGCTCAAGCGCAAACTGATTGATGAGGGTAATGAGGATGATAACCTGACCATCAATATTGTACGGGGAAGGGGAAACACTGATGAAAGTTGAAAGCTTTGTGGCAACCCTTTCTGATATTGTTCGGTTTAACAAGACTCAGCTGAGACGGGCCCAGACCAATCTGGTCAATGCCCAGAAACGTGGGGACAGAAGAGCCGTGACAAATATCCAGCGCAAGATGACCATCTATCAGTACACCATTGATATGGCTCAACGGTACATTTCTGAGAGCGAGTACATCGCCAAGCAAATTGCTGAGGCAGGTGATTGACCATGGTAGTTGACAAAGAAGTCAACCCCCGGTTTGAATCCACTTTCAAAGTATACAAACATGTATTCCCAAATGGTAAGATATACATTGGAATAACTTCCAGAAGTCTGAACCAAAGGTGGCAACACGGCAAGAGATTTACTCAGGAGCACAAAGACAAAATATCTGCTGCTTTAAAAGGGAGAAAGAGGGTGGTTACATGACTGTCGACAAAGAAGTGAATCCAAGGTTTGAATCTTTTTTGTTCGACTGGTAGCCACCGAGGGATTACAAAACATATTTGCTTGTTGGTGGGTATGGCTCTAGTAAATCCTATCATATTGCACTCAAACTCATCCTCAAATGTCTGCGAGAGAAACGCAAGGTGTTGGTTGTCCGTGAAGTGTTTGACACTATCCGAGACAGCTGTTATGACCTTCTTGTTGAGATTCTGGAAGAGCTGGACTTGATTGGTACGGGTAAACAAAAGGTGCGCTGCACCACAAGCCCTATGACCATCAAGTTTCCTAATGGGTCCAAGATTATCTTCAAGGGAATGGACAAGCCTACAAAGCTCAAATCCATCAACGGTGTATCAATCGTTTGGTTGGAAGAGTGTTCAGAAATCAAATATGCCGGTTATAAGGAGCTGCTTGGCCGTCTGCGTCACCCCACCCTCAGTCTTCACTTCATTCTCTCCACCAACCCGGTGGGCACAGAGAACTGGGTGTATCAACATTTCTTCAAGAGAGTTGATGAGGACGGAAATGAGCATGTGACCTTGGATGACAACCTGCTGTATCAACGCAGAACCATCGTCAAGCACGGGGTCTACTACCATCACAGCGTTGCTGATGACAATCTGTTCCTGCCTCAGTCCTACATAGAAACTCTGGACCAAATGAAGGAATATGACCCTGACCTGTATAGGATTGCCCGCCTGGGCCGTTTTGGTCTGAATGGTAAAAGGGTACTGCCCCAGTTTGAGGTGGCCAAGAGCCACAACGAGGTGCTCAAGGCTGTACAGTCTATCCAGGCCAAGTTTCGGTTTGTGGGTATGGACTTTGGTTTTGAGGAATCCTACAATGCTGTGGTACGGTTGGCTGTTGATGACAAGAACAAATACTTGTACATCTATTGGGAATACTACAAGAACGGTATGACTGATGACAAGACAGCCAAGGAACTGGCCAAGGAAGGTCTGGACAATGAGCAGATTGTTGCGGACTGTGAAGACCCCAAGGCAATTGCTTTCTATCGCCAGAACGGCTTCAGGATGCGCGGTTGCCACAAATTCCCCGGCTCCAGACTGGCGAACACCAGAAAAATCAAGCGTTTCCACAAAATCATCTGTTCACCCAATTGTCCCAATACAATCAGAGAGCTGTCTACACTCATCTATGCCAAGGACAAGCAGGACAGACTTATATATGACCAATTTAATATCGACCCTCATACATTCTCTGCAATTTGGTATGCTCTGGATAATTATGAGGTTGCTGATATAAAAGAAATTCCCAGAAACAGTAAACGCGGGTCAACATGAGGAGGTTTGTATGGCTTATTCAATTACAGAAAGAATCGAAAACAAGTATCAGACAGGTACAGAAATTACTGCTATCCTGGATGCAAGCTCTGATCTGTCTGATTTAGGGACTACTTGGCTTCCTGGAAGCATTGCTATTGTAGCTGATAAGGATGCAACAACGTATATGCTTAATGCAAGCCATGTGTGGAAGGAGTTGTAATATGAATGCAAAAGATATTGCTTTGATTAAATCCCTCGGTGGAACTGCTGGTGGAGGAGAAACTCTTCCTGATCATACTACTCGTCCGTTTCCTTGCTCTTCTTTGTACCAGAAAAACGATGGGAGTCTTATCTGGTCTTCTACTCCAAAGGTGATTATTTATAACCTTGGGTCTTCTTTTAATATTGTATCTTCTGGATCTCTTGAGGCAAAGAAACCGTCTGGTGGTGATCCTCAAGATCTGTTCTTTGATGAACGGATTATCTATGTAGATGCAACAGGAAGCACGACACTGATTGCCAAATGTATTGGTATGGAACGCAGCGGTACGGATACTTGGAAACTTGTATTCCTTCTTCCTGACCAGAGCGGTTCTATTAAACAGATTACTGTACATGGTGAATCTGTAGCGTCTTGGACGGCTGTGTAGAAATATGGTAAACTGTCCTTGTTGCGGATGTAAGAGTAGAAAACTTGGGTGTCATCGGCTTTGTACAGAATACCTTATGTTTAAAATACATATGATGGTTGTACAAGAAAATCGTACAAAAGATCAAAATATGGGGTGTACAATAGTTGAACTGCCCCGTTTAGCAAGGAGGACAAAATGATCTCTAAAAACTTGTCTTTGGTGGGTACTGAAGTATCAAGAATCTTGAATATCCCTTCCTCTCTAATACAAGGAGAACTTGAAGGATTGTATGGTGCAAATGTTCTTTCAGACATGTATGAAACAATACAGCTTTATAATGTGTACGAACATGGTGCACCATATACTCAGGATAAGAATCTTGATTATACCCCAGCAGATTTACGGTATAAGACAACTCGTTCCTTGCTAGACAAAGAGGTGCGCTTTTTGTTCTCCAAGTCCCCGGACTTTTACGTGGATGTAGACCTGGGTGATAACAAAGAGGAACGGGAAGCAGCCAAGGATGCATCAACTGTTTACCAAACTCTAATTGATAATGTACTTGAAGAAAACAATTTTAACGATGCATTGTTAAAGTCTGCAAAAGACTGTTTTATCGGTAAAAGAGTTGCCTTGATGTTCAACATTAACGAAGAGAGTGGAATTCAGGTCAGTTTCCTCCCCAGCCTTGAGTTTGTGTACGATGTTGATCCCAACAACGCCAATATTCTGACTAAGATCGTGGCATTCTATGGGTTAAACAATGAGAAAGCCAAGATTGATCAGCGTATCTATAAGAAAAAGTACTGGATGCAGAATGGCTTGTGCTACTACTCTGAGAACGTGTACAATGGCATGGGACAACTGGTTGAGGAAATTCAGCCTGACACACAGACCCGGTTCACCTTCATTCCTGCTTGGGTTATTGTAAATGATGGGTTAACAGGAGACCTTATTGGTGTTTCAGAAATTGCTCAACTGCAAGATTATGAAAGCTGGTACAGCCGTTTGGCCGCAGCCGATATGGATGCAGAGCGCAAAGGTATGAACCCCATTCGCTATACTGTGGATGCCTCTCCTGAATCCACCAAAGGGCTGTCCATTTCTGCAGGAGCTTTTTGGGATATCTCCTCTGACCAGAATCAAGCTGTTGACCGTTCTGCTCAAGTGGGGGTGCTTGACTCTCCTATGACCTACTCCACAGCCCTGGGAACCACACTAGACAGAATCAAGAATACGATGTATGAGCAGTGCGCTGTTCCCAATGTATCTCCTGAAGCTCTGAAGGGTGTTGTATCTTCTGGAAAAACCTTGAAGGCCATCTACTGGGATTTGATTGTCCGCTGCGATGAGAAGATGCTTGCGTGGAGGCCCGCACTTCAGTTCCTTGGTAAATGTATCATTGAGGGTGTGCGGCTGTACCCCAAGGCTGGTCAATTCTACATCGATGAGGCATTGCCTGATGTTGGGTACACTATCCGGGTTGACAACCAGTATTCTTTGCCTGAGGATGAGCAGGAGGAGAAACAGACTGACTTGGCTGAGGTCACCGCTCAGACTATGAGCCGCAAATCCTATATGAAGAAGTGGCGCAACCTGACCGATGATGAGGCTGAGGAGGAACTGAGACAGATTGCTCTTGAGCGTCAAATCCTTGAGGATGCTTTCACTGAACCCCCTATGGAGGGTCAGACAGAGCCTGTTGAACCCAGCCCTGATGACAATCCTGAACCGATTGAGGAATGAGGTGAACTGTTTTGTCTTCAGCTGATTTTTCAAGCAAGGCTGTAAAGCGGAACATGACCCGGAGCACCGGGAAATTGAATCTCAGAACTGCGGAACAGGAGCGCGTACGGCTTACAGCTGCCCAACAGAAACAGATTCAGAGGCTGTATGAGAACGCAGCTAAGGAAGTAGCCAAGCAAGCGGAGAAAGCCCCAAGAGTGCCATCAGATTCACTCAGAAAACAGTATCTCAATCAGCTTCAGAATCAGCTCAATGAAGAGCTAGACAAAATCCGGGGCGAGATTGAATCTACTGTCAAAGGAAACATGAAGAAAACAGCTGGGGCTGTTGTGAGAGACAACATTGACTTTCTGAAAAAGGTTGGTATGCCTGTACAGGGTGCTTTCTCCCACGTTCCTGATGAGGTTGTGCGTGCTGTGGCTACAGGACAGCTCTATGAAGGCAAATGGAGCCTGAGCCGGGCACTTTGGAAAAACACCAGGGGGACACAGAGAGACGTTCAAAATGTTGTTGCTCAGGGTATTGCTCAGAACAAAAGTGCCTACGACATTGCCAAGGATTTGGAGAAGTATGTTGACCCTTCAGCCAGGAAGGATTGGGACTGGTCCAAAGTCTATCCGGGTACAGCCAAAAAGGTTGACTACAATGCTCAAAGACTTGCCCGCACAATGGTTTCGCATGCTTACCAACAGAGCTTTGTGAGAACCACGCAGAAAAATCCCTTTGTCACAAAATACAAATGGGTGTCCTCAGGAGGCGCACGCATGTGCGAGATTTGCGCAGAGCGTGATGGGGTTGAATACTCCAAAACAGACCTCCCACTGGACCATCCCAATGGTATGTGTACATTCGTAGCTGTTATTGAAGACAGCATGACTGACATAGCAGATAGAATTGCTGACTGGGCACTTGGAGGTTCAGACCCTGAACTGGACACCTTTGCCCGCACTTTGAGAAGTGGAGGATGACCAATGAACAAAAAGATTATTCCCTTTGCTAACAAACAAGCCACGCAGAAAAAGGTGTCTAAGCTCCCTCTGCCTGATAACAATACGGTTTGTGACCTTTGTCACCACCAGTTTAAGGTCAGCCGGGACACGCTCAAGGAGGAGAATGTCACCCTTGAAAAAGATGGACTGGCCCACGATGTCGTGCTGACCTATCTGTGTTGCCCCGGCTGCGGAAAAAGATACCCTGTTGTTATGGATGACCAGACAACTTTGAACCTGTTAGAAGAACTTCGACCCATTGTTGCCAAACGGATGAAACAGGCTAAACGAGGTTACAACTTGTCCCCAGCTCTCACTAAAAAAGTGGAGAAACTTACATGGAAGTTAAACTTCAAACGACAGCAGTTAGCTGAGAGGTTTAATGGCGCCCTTTACCAGTCTGAGGGTGATACAATTCAGCTGGATTACCGTTACCATGCACGGTGAGCATGGATATTGTAAGGAGGAATGAACAATGGAACAGAACGACAGAGACGCTATGAAGGGCATTGGACTCCAGTTCTTTGCTGAATCTCCGGATGACCCTCCCGCTGACCCGCCTGCAGAACCACCCACTGAGCCCACTGCACACGATGAACCTCCTGCTGGTAAAACCTACACGCAGGGGCAGTTGAACTCCATGATGGCCAACGAGAAGCGCACTGCCCGTCAAGCAATCCTCAAAGAACTGGGGTTTGATATCAAGGATGACAAGAGCTTCAAGGACACCTTGAAGAACATCAAAGCCACCCTTGATGCAGGTAAAACACAGGCGCAGCTGGATGCTGAAGCCAAGGCTGCAGCTGAGACTGCAAAGGCTGAAGCTGAGACCAAGGCAGCCAAACTGGAAATGAAGGTGGCCGCACTGGCTGCTGGAGTCAACCCTGAGTTTTTGGATGACATCATTGTCCTTGCTCAGTCCAAGGTTTCTGAAACCATGACTGTGGAGAAGGTAATGGAGGAATTCAAGACCAAGTACCCGTCTTTTTTCGCAGAAGCCTCTGGTGGTTCCGGCACTGGCCGTTCCAACAATCCGCCTCGCAAGCCCCCGGCTGGGACTGAGGGCCTGGGCCAGAGACTGGCAAAGGTCAACAAGCCCACAGCCAAAAGCTCTTATTTCAAAAACTAACAACATAAGGAGGAAAACAACATGCTCAATCAGTCTGGTATCAAGAAAACTACTGGCGCTGCCCCGGTTCAGATTCTGTTCAATGTACAGAATCAGATGTCTGTGGGCATCAAGCTGGCCAAGAACTTCGCAGGTGCGGTCACCGAGAATGGCCGCAAGATTGTGAAGGCTGGCACTCCCCTGAGCGGTGACCTGACAGTTCGTGGTACTGCTTTCGTTGCTGCTGCGGACACTACCGCTCCTGCGGTTGGCATCCTGCTCCACGATGTGGATGTTACGGATGACGCTGCAAATGCCACCCTGCTCATTTGGGGTTTCGTGAATCTGTCCCGTGTGGATTCTACCACTGCGGCTCTGATTACGGCAACCCGCAAGACTGAGCTGGCTGGCAAGGTCTGGTTCCTGAAGGACTAAATCCATACACAACTGTAGAAAAGGAGGAAACAATACATGTCTATTTTTGACCTCATCAAAGCCCCTGAGCTGACTTCCTATTGGGAAGAGCATATCCAGGACATGCCCCCGTATCTGGGTGAGGAACTGTTCCCCGCTGACAAGAAGCTGGGCCTGAAGCTGGACTGGATTAAGGGCGCCAACGGTCTGCCCGTTGTTCTGAAGCCTTCTGCCTTTGACGCTGGCGCTGTTCCCCGCGCCCGCATCGGTTTCGACAAGCTGTCCACTCAGATGCCGTTCTTCAAGGAATCCACCTATGTAGATGAAGAGCTGCGCCAGGAGCTGAACATGGTCCTGGAAACTGGAAATCAGGCTTACATTGACGCTGTTGTGCGCCGAGTGTTTGCCGATGAGACCCACCTGCTGGAAGGTGCCCGTGCCCGTCGTGAGGAGATGCGCATGATGGCTCTGACCACTGGTGCTATCGCCATCACTGCCAATGGTCAGGCCTACAATTATGACTATGGCATGCCCTCTGACCACAAGTCTGAGGTAACCACTTCGTGGAGCACCACGACTTCTGACCCCATCGAGGACATGCGCACTGCCATGGACAAGATTGAGGATGACACTGGCATCCGTCCCACCCGCGGTGTCTGCACCCGCAAGACTTGGGGTTATCTGCGCAAGAATGAAAAAATCATCAAGTCCATTTTCGTGCTGTCCAATGGTCAGGTGTCTGCCCTGTCCGATGCCCGCCTGAGCCAGTATCTGATGGATGAGCTGGGCCTGGAGTTGATTGTGTATGGCAAGCGTTACAAGAACGATGCCGGCACTGCTACTCAGTTTGTTCCTGATGACACTGTGGTTCTGTTCCCTGCGGGCAATCTGGGCACCACCTGGTTCGGCACCACCCCGGAGGAATCCGATCTGATGGGTGGCAAGGTGGCCAATGTCTCCATCACCGATGTGGGTGTGGCGGTGACTACCATCGAAAAGGCTGACCCTGTGAATGTGGAAACCAAGGTGACCATGATTTGCCTGCCCTCCTTCGAAGCTGCGGACAGCGTGTACATCCTGGATGTCATCGCATCCTGAATAAAGGGGGTGCAGGAACATGCTCCAGGTCACTAATGGGACTGTAACCCTTACAGTTACAAATGGTGCGTTCAAGTCCTTTTACGAGCCTAATGGGTTTCACCCCGTAGATGGCGAGGATGGCCGCGAGGAGGCCGGGG